GTGTACAAGACTGCCATCTCTCTGGGCATGGCCATCAGCGCCACCCTCTGTCTGCCCGCCCTGGCGCAAGAGCCCACCCTCACCCTGGACAACGGCGCCCCCGTCGGCGACAACCAGAACTCCCAGACCGCCGGCCCCAACGGCCCCGTGCTACTGCAAGACGTGCAGTTGCTGCAAAAACTGCAACGCTTTGATCGCGAGCGCATTCCCGAGCGCGTCGTACACGCACGCGGCACGGGCGCCTACGGCGAGTTCATCGCCCACGAAGACCTCTCCGACCTGACCCAGGCCGAACTCTTTCGCAAAGACATCAAAACCCCGGTCTTTGTACGCTTTTCCTCGGTCGTCCATGGCGTGCACTCGCCGGAAACCCTGCGCGACCCGCGCGGCTTTGCCGTCAAGTTCTACACCACCCAGGGCAATTGGGATCTGGTGGGCAACAACTTCCCCACCTTCTTCATCCGCGACGCGATCAAATTCCCCGACATGGTCCACGCCTTCAAGACCGACCCGCGCACCAACCTGGACGACGATCGCCGCCGCTTCGACTTCTTCTCCTTTTTCCCCGAAGCCACCCGCACCCTCACCCAGCTCTACGCCAACGAAGGCACCCCCGCCAGCTACCGCCATATGGACGGCAACAGCGTGCACGCCTACAAATTCGTCAACGCGGCCGGCCAGACGCACTACGTCAAATTCAACTGGCGTACCCGCCAAGGCAGGAAAAACCTCGATCCCGGCGAAGTCCAGGCCATGCAAGGCAAAGACTACAGCCACATGACGCGCGACCTGGTTGAGGCCATCGACCGCGGCGACTACCCCAAATGGGATCTCTACATCCAGGTCCTCAAACCCGAACAACTCGCCAGCTTCGACTTCGACCCGCTCGACGCCACCAAGATCTGGCCCGACGTGCCCAGCCGCAAAATCGGTGAAATGGTGCTCAACCGCAACCCCGAGAATGTCTTCCAGGAAACCGAACAGGTCGCCATGGCGCCCAGCAACCTCATCCCTGGCATCGCGCCCTCCGAAGACCGCCTGCTGCAAGGCAGGCTCTTCGCCTACGCCGACACCCAGATGTACCGCCTGGGCGCCACGGCCCTGTCCCTGCCCATCAACCGCCCGCACAACGCCGTCCTCACCCGCAACCAGGACGGCGCCCTGAACGCCGGCCACACCCAAGGCAGCGTCAACTACCAACCCAGCCGTGTCTCGCCCGCCCTCGAATCCGCCGCAGCACGCGCCACCCCCACCCCCTTGAGCGGCACCGTTCAACAGCGCCCCATCCAGCGCCAGCAAAACTTCAAACAGGCTGGCGAGCTCTACCGCAGCTACAGCGCCAAAGAACGCGCCGACCTCATCCAGAGCCTGGGCAGCGAGCTGGCCCGCACCCAAGACGACACCAAACACATCATGATTTCCTACTTCTACAAGGCCGACCCCGAATATGGACAAGGCCTGGCCCGCGTGGCCAAGGCAGACATGAACAAAGTCCGCCACCTGGCCAGCCAGCTCGCCGACTGAGCCCGGCCCACCGCCCGCCGCGCCAAACGGCGGGCGCCCCCCAACAAGAGAAGCCCGCCATGCTCACCCGACCACTGCGCATCCCCCTCCTCTGCGCCTGCCTAACGCTAAGCAGCGCGCCGCTGCTGCACGCCGCCCCGCCCGAGGCTCCCGCCGCCCTCCAAGCCGAACTCCAGGCCCGGCTGCGCCAGGCTGCCCGCGAAGGCGATATGACCGCGCTCGCCGCCTTCGCCCAGGCCGCCACCAACTGGAACGCCCGCGACGCCCAGGGCCGCAGCCCCCTCATCCTCGCGGCCTACCACGGCCAGACCAACGCCCTGCGCTTTCTGCTCAAGCAAGGCGCCGACCCCTGCCTGCCCGACGCTCGCGGCAACACCGCCCTCATGGGCGCCCTCTTCCAAGGCCACGACAGCGCCGCCCGCCTCCTGCTCGACACCGCCTGCCCCATCGACCAGACCAACCACGCAGGCCAGACCGCCGCCATGTACGCCGCCCTCTTCCAACGCCACGCCCTGCTCCAGACCCTGCGCGAACGCGGCGCCAACATGCAGGCCCAAGACAAGCAAGGCAATACCCCCGACACCCTCGCCCGAGGCGAAATCAAAGGCCCCCTGGGGCAATAAACCCGGCCACCCTCCCCCAAAACGCAAAGATCACGTATAATTGCGGACTCGCTTCCAGCCTTTCCTGCCTGCCAGGTCAGCGCATCCTCCCGCCCGGGTGGTGAAATTGGTAGACGCAGGGGACTCAAAATCCCCCGCCGCAAGGCGTGCCGGTTCGATTCCGGCCCCGGGCACCACTGAAATATCAAGCAGTTAGCGCGTTTATCCCAATTCCGCATTGCACCGTGTTCCGCATATGTTCAGCGGCACGTTCCGCAATTATTTGCGGAAGATGAAATATACTGGATAAATACTCAGTATATTGTCATGCCATTCCGCCCTCCCCTGCACCTCTCCGAACTACGCGCCATCCAGGACCGCAACCCCGGCAACGAAGACATGCTCGCGCTGCTGTGGGAGATCAAGCGGCTGCAATCCCTCGTGATCCGACTCAACCAGGTGCTGCCCGAGATGCACCGCCCGACTGGCGTCCTCGGGCCAGCATTCGACGCACTGGCCGAGCAAGTGCCGAAAGAGCCTTGCGTCACGGAAATCAGCATGCGAACGATTGAGGTTGCTGCTGCGCTGGCGCGGCAAGCTAAGCAATAGAAAAACGGTAGGTTTTCTACGCGTTACATCTTTCCTCTTTTCAACTAGCGCATAATGCGCTATTATTCTTTACATGGAAAGCGCACGCCGCGCAGTCCGAAAACCCGAAAGGATGACGAAATGGACAAAACCTTGGACACCATCAAGACCGAAGCGGAAATCGCAAAGCTGATGGCCGAAACCGGCAAGCTGAATGCGGAAGCCGCCAAAATGATCCGCGAGCGAGCCTGGTATCCCATCGTTATTGTTGCCGCAGCGTTTACCACCGGCGCAGCCCTCGCAAAACTGGTAATCGGATAACACCGGAACCCGCCAAAAGGCGGGTTTTTTCTCATGGACTACACACCACCCAGCCCTGCACAACTCCAGGCCCTGAAGACTTCCCTGGACTTTACCGGGAAGCAAATGGCGGAACTCGCCTGCGTGGGCGAGCAACATTGGCGGAAATACACCGGAGGGGCAGCCCCCCGAGAAATGCCCTACCCCAATCTATTCCATCTTGCCGCCCAGCTTGCTTTGAGCCCTGACGAGATGGCAAAAGTGCTTGAAAAGATGCGCGAAATCGGTGCAGAGTTCGACTTCACGGAACCGCCTACGGCGTAACACTCGGCGTGTCGCCACGGGTACACCAACATCTCAGCGCTCCACTTTAAAACGCCTGGATATCGGTCTACACTGTCCATGCCTGCAGAGCGAGCCTCACCTCTGCGCTTAAGTCCGATAGTGTCGATAGTCGTATCGGAGGCCAGAGCCCTGCCTTGCGCGGGGCTTTGTTATTTGGGCCGGGCTAGCGCCTACTTGCTAAGGCCATCGTAGATCCGCTCGCAAGTCAGCCCCGCTACTCGGGCACGGTCTGCAATTGCTGCAAGCTCTGCAGCTCGATCGCTAACCCGGCCGAGCATGTAGGCGAGCAAATCGGCGCCAGCGGCCCCTGACGGGCCTACGTTGCTAGGACCGATGGATTCTTGCGCTCCGTTGGGAGAGGATGAGCGGGGCAGTGGGTAAGGCCGTAACGGCTGTAAGCGAATGGTGGTGCGATCATTTGTATCCTAGAATGCCTGCTTAGAGGATTCTTCAAGACCAGCAGACATCATGGCAAGCAGGCAACGGAAAGAGGCTAAAGTACTCCGGCCGACATACAAGGTCTATGTCGACGAAGCTGGGGACGAAGGTTTTAAATTTCTCGAAAATGAAAAGGGCAGCTCCCGCTGGTTCGTCCTGAGCGCGACAATAGTTCGCACGGTGAACGATGGGCGCCTTGTAGAGTGCGCGAAATCCATACGCGCCTTACTGAACAAGCCAGACAACCACGCCCTTCATTTTCGGAATTTGCGACACGAGCAACGTATACCATTCTCCCGAATGATCGGAGAGCTGCCGATTCGCACCATTCATATCATGGTGCACAAGCCTTCCATCGGTGATCCCGAGAATTTTCAGCGACAACCGTACAGCCTCTATCGTTATGCCACGCGGCTTCTGATTGAGCGCATCAGCTGGCTATGCAGAGACCAACGCCGGGACGCGCCAAACTATTTGGCCGAGCTGATTTTCAGCAATCGATCCGCTATGTCCTACGATGATCTGAAAGACTACCTTGGCAGGCTTTTGGCGATCGAACAGAACGTCCAGATAGATTGGGGCGCTTTTGATATGCGGCTGGTCAGAGCGGTTAACCACGACCAGTTGGCAGGACTACAACTCGCAGATGCCGTTGCTAGCGGCGCGTTCTACGCAGTACATAAAAGCGTCTACGGGGAGACTGAGGACAGATATCTCCATTTAACGCAACGCGTCCTATATCGTCACAACCGGAACCTAAATGGTTACGGTATAAAGTTCTGGTGTAGCGAGGACGCAGAAAAGAGAAGGGTCCTAGCCATTTGTCGTGACTAGGACCCGGAATAGTCTGTAGGCCCCTGGTTCGAGGGTCCCACCCATAAGGGCTGCCGTCTCTCGACGACCTCTACAAGCCCAGCGCTTGCCTACACGCTCATTGTAGGCTCATGAAGCCCTAAGTTCAAGCACTTATTGCTCCTTTCTACGACGCAGTGCAAGCATGCTGCTACACAATGTACGAAGCTCCCTCCGGGGGGGGCTTTTTCATTTCGGCCGCGCCCCCACCGTCGCCCGGTGCCGTGCAGCACACACTCCATACGCCACCAGCACCTGATCCTGCACCCACGCTTGCCAGGCGTCATAGTCGGCGGGATTCTGCGGCGGCTCGGGCAGCTCAGGGCAAGGCGTCGCCAGCTGACTGTCCAGCGGCGGCACGATTCGTGGCACGTACAGCGTCGGTGAGGCCGCGCACCCGGTCAGCATCAGGGCGACAACCAGCAGGCAGAGGATTCGCATTTTCGAGCGCCTTTGAAATTTCCTTCATTTGGGCAGTAAGGGCCGGGGCCGTTCGCGCAGCAGCGCGGGCAGCATCGGCCATTCTTGTTATGTCCGCCTCGGTTGTGGCCAGCGCCTGACGCACAACCGACAGGTCAGCCTGTGCGCGATCCAGCCGCAGATCGGCTATCACGGCATCCTTGCGCCAGCCCTGCGCCGTCCAGGCCGCCCCGCCAGCCAACAATGCGCTGACCACCGCCACCAAGCAATCACCCTTCCACCCAATAAGTCGCCCGCGCATCATCACCACACAACGTGCAACAGCGCCACGACCAAAGGCGTGACCGCCCATGCCAAGATCGCCATACCTATGCAAAAGCGCAACCATGGCGATAACACCGTCTGAAGTTTGATCCCTCTGCGTGTCATCTGAAATACTCCCTTGCTATACTTTTTTCTAAGTTTCATCGTCTACCTGCACCGGATGATGCAAACAAGAAGGCCCCGACCGTTGCTGCGGTGCGGGGCCTTCGCCTTTCTGTATCGGCCCCATTTCGGAGCCAATCTTGATTCGTTGCTGCCGTGGTATGGGCACCCCAGCATTAGTCCTATTACAATGTGCTCAGCGAATCAGCCGCCTGCGCCGGGGCTACCGTTCTCGCTTCACACCCATACAAGGTGTGAGCGGGATTGGCGTCCCGGTAAGTAGGCGGATGAACCGCCACAAAAGTTTTGTGGCTATTTTTTCGTCCGCAGCATGGCACCTCCTATGGGCGGGCCGTGTGGGAGGGGAGCAATCCCCTGCCGGTGACTACTTCCGGTACGCCAACCTGCATGGTCCCGCCCACCTCCGATTGGCGTCGGAGAAGCGGGTTATTTACCGCTCAAGTAGGAGGTCAGCCATGACCGCATCCCAAGGCGCGCTCGCGCTTGAAATTTCCCCGATTGAAGTGCTTTTCCACGGCGCAGTATTGCTCGTCGTCGAACACAACGGCCAACCCTACGTCCCCATGAAACCAGTCGTAGATGGCATGGAAATGGATTGGGCCGCTCAGTTCACTAAGCTCAAAGCCAACAGTGGACGATGGGGTATTGTGAAAATCACAATCCCTTCAAACGGCGGCAATCAGGAAGCTGTCTGCCTACCACTTCGCAAGCTGCCTGGCTGGCTGATGACCATCAGCCCAAACAAGGTCCGGCCTGAATTGCGCGAGAAAGTCATCACGTACCAGAACGAAGCCGACGATATTCTGTGGGACGCATGGCAGCAAAAAGCAGCCACTCCCAGCACTCCCCGCATCGACGTGCGCGCCCTGCTGCTCGATGGTCAATCTGACCTCACCCTAGATCTGCCCGACAATGTCCAGGCAGCCCTGAACGCCCGTGCCGGCGTCCTAGCCGGCGAAGCCTTCACGCTTATTCGTGAGCACCTGCGCCGCCGTATCGCCTACCACGCCGTCAGTGGACGCCCCAGCTCGGTCAATGAGCCCAAAGCCCTACGCGTCATCGCTGAAGGCGACCTCGGCGAAGCGCTTGCTCATGGGCTGATCCTCAAGGTCCGGCACCTGCTCAGCCACGCCGAATACTGCGTCGACTTGAGTACCCAGTACTTCACCGGCCTACAAGGCGCCTTGCACGACCTCGGCTGCGCTCGCAGCCACTAACTCACCACCAACGAACGACTTGGATCAGCACCACGATCAACGCTGCGTAATACATCCGGCGTAACACGGTATGCGTTGCAAACAACTCGATCACCTTCACGATCCAGTCCCCTAAGTTAAAATTCATCTTAGGTTTTCCTCTTGCTCTCAACAAGAGGTTAAACAAGAAGGCCCCGCACCTCTCCCAAGGTCGGGGCCTTCGTCTTTCAAATCTCTCGTGTAAAACCCGCCTGTCACAATCCCGACAAGCACAGCTCGCGCTCGGCCAAGCGCCGATTACGCAGCCCCTGCACAAAGACCTTGCGTCCTTGCTTATCTGTGATGTACGACCACACAGGCTGACCATCCGGCGCATTGGCCAAGGCATCGCACCCCTCGGCCACGCGGCCATGATTGATGAGGCCCACCGCCCGACTGGCGCAGGTCGCCGCCGTGCCCACGTTGTGCGCGTGGCTGCTCAGCGCATCAAAGATCGGCTGGCTCACATGCACCTGGATGCAGTCGGCCAACTTCAACTGCCCCTTGGCCACCACCATCCGCTCTACTTCCTCGCAGCGATCTGGCGACCAGTAATCGCCCACCACCACCGGATAGGGGCTCGTGTGCTTGGTGATACCCTTGCACACCGTCGGCAAACCGCCCGCCAGCTTGTCGGCATACACAACGTGCTGCCCCTCCCCCTCCCAGCGCCCGAGAAAGCCCATCAGCCCCGCCGAGGCCAAAATCAGCACGCCAGACGCAACAAGGGCGGCCGCGCCGCCCTTGATCCTTTGTCCTGGCTGCATCACGCATCTTCCTTGTCCGTCTTGGCTGCCGCTTCGCGTGCGATCTTAAGGTGCTGGTACTTAAACCAGAGATTAGCGACCAGACCAACGACTGCCACGACCGCACCCACCAACGCAAAAAAGTCATTGGCCGACAAACCAAAAATCAACGCGCTCCCTCCCCCGCCATACATCGCGGTTAGAGCTGCCTTTTCCGGGCTCGAACTGAGATCCATCTCGCTACCCCAAAATTACACCGCCACGATTGGTAATCTTGTTGCTCAACCGCAACCCTGCCTTATCCAGCGTGCCATTACGCATCACCACAACTTGGCTTCCCCCAAAGGCGTTGACGCTGCCGGCGCGCACCGTGCCTGAGACAACAAACGTGGATCCTGAATAGTCGTTGTCACCGCTGACCGTCAGCACCGCATCGGTGTCCAACTCATATCTGATCACCGACCTGGCCGGGATCCCATCCAGCACCAAGCCCACGCAACCGTAACCAGGATCCTGGTAACTGCTACTGGCCGGCTGATCTCGGGCCTCGATCACGTCAAAGTCCGCGCCCAGCATCGCCGCGTCCGCATCTTTGGCATACACGACCCCGGCGACAATGCCCTCAGACTGTCCAGCAAAGCGCACCTTGACCATCTTGGCCAAGCCGTCTTGGACGGCTTGGAGCTGCACCTCTTTGTATTCACCCACCGACCGAAAGTGATAGGCCTGTACGGGCAACTGCGTACTGCTGATGCCTTGCCCCTGTAGCCCACCTCCCACTACGCCGGTCAGCCGAGCCAAGCGATAACCTGGCACCATCAATGATGTTTGCGGCAGCACCTGCACGGCTCCGATAGCAAAATAGGGTTGATGGTTGCTAATGCGCCCAGACAGCGTCTGGGTCCCGGCGCCGCCTGTGATCCTGGTTAACTTCGTCAGAAGTAACGGCGCTTGCAGATCCAAGACAGTGCCATTGATCAGAAATGGCGCTTCCGCGGGTTCAACACAGCAGTCCACTCTCCAATAGCTCAAACCAACGCTAACCATTGCTCTTCCCAATGCCACATTCGGCAGATCCATCCACCATTCACAATGTGACCGCCAGTTCAAATAGCTCATCGAGCCGCGCACTGGACCAACCCAGCACCTGGGACAAGGCACCCACCAGCTCACTGCCTCGCTCCACGGAGCCAGCAAACTGCCACTCGATACGCGCAGCCTCACCCTCATCACCTGGCAGGCTTGCAACGGCGGCGTTGACCTGGGCCAGGAGGCCGAGTTTTAGCAGTGCCAGCCGAGCCTGCCGCATTGTCACGGAAGTTGGCGCAACCGTATGACTGGACGGGGCGCTCAAGTGCGCCTTTACCTCATCATCGGTCATCGCAACTAGACCTTCCCTGATGTACGCATCCTGGCTGCCATCGCCTTCATAGGCATACACGTCCCCGTTCGTGGGGTCTCGGTAGTATTTGAAATCCATCGCTCTTACCTCAGCTCGCGCACAACCATCGATGGGCTGCCACTCACCTGATAAGCCGCTTGGTGTGGAACAATCGCACTGATGCTGGCGGTTCGCCCGTTGTAGCTCTGGCTCAGCAGCGTTTGGCCCTGAACCGTGATGGACGCTACTGTCACCGATTGATCCCCCGTGGATTGAACGTGCACCATGATGGGCTTGCCGGTCGTGTTGGTGTACGTCGTATTCGCTGCCCGGCTCACCGACTGCCAGGTCTGCCCTACGCCCAGACTATCCGGCGTACCGGTAATTTGCGACCAATCATGCGTATGGTGTGTTGCCGCTTTGCCGTCGAGCGCGGTTTGCAGTCCATTGACCTGCGCCATTTCATGGCTATGGCTTGATGCCGCCTTGCCATCTAGCATGGCTTGAAGCCCTTGCACTTTATCTATTGGCAACGTTGGCACGTCGCTCTCGCTCAACGCTGAGCCCGCCGTCACCCAACCCCTCGCATCGACGGTCACCTTCGGGTAAGTCCCTGCCACCGCCCTACCGCCGGCCTGCCGAACGATACTTAGCAGTTCATCCCACCGCTCCTTACCCTCCTGAGCGGCCGACTGCACAAGATTCCAAAGAGCGGTAATCGTGTCGCGAGCGCCTTGCGCCTGCGCGGCGTTCTCTTGCGACTGACGCACGCTGTCAAAAATGGCCGCCAACAGCTCTTCTGGTTTGCGGACATCCGAAATCCCCACCTTCACACACCTAGCCACTTGCTCGGCCAACTGTTGCACCTGGATCGTGTTGCGATCCATCGCATCCTCCAGCACTTTGGGATAAAAGCCGCCTTGGTTGGTCAGTGTCTGAGGTTGGGTGTTGGTAACTCCACTTGTCAGCGTCACCCGATAGCCCGCGCCGTACACCTGTTGCGTGGTTAACGATCCGCCAGGGTTAGCATTCTGGTTGTCGTTCAGCGCCACTGCGTAATCCGTACCCAGATTCAGCGTGGACTCCACGCCGTCTGCATCGCTCAAAATAGCGACGACCTCATCAGCGCTAAACACCTTAAAGTCAAACGGAAATTGCTTGGTCAGGCCATTGCAGGCATACGGTCCAGCAACTCGATGTGTACTTTGAACGGACATAGCAGGAACCCTAGGTGTAGCGCAAAGGCTACCTCCCCAAGGTTGAGGCACGGGCACCCTTAATGGGTCTCCTGGAACCTGAAAACGACGACAGCCGACTCATGCGTTTTGCCAGAACTCGCGCTTAATGTGATGAATCTCCTCTGAAGAAGATATAGGACTACCTGCCCATCAGCGCATCTAACTTCTCCTGCTGTATCGCTCGTTTTTTTGCCGCGACATCTACTTTTATCGCAGGGTATTCTTCCAGCAATTGCTTTTTCGCCAACGCCCGGAAATCGTTGATGGTTTTCCTGATGAAATCCGCCTTGCCCCCATCTGGACCATCTCCGAGCCTTTCGTACACGGCCGACATCACGTGCTTGCCTGTTACCACGGCATCAAGATAGTCCTTGGCACTTAGCCCAAAAGTATTCTTGACCCCTCGGCCAGCAAGCTCTACAAAACGCGAGTATGCGCCGGGGTAATTCGCTAAATTGATCGTGACGCCATCAAAACCTGTTTTTCTCGGCGCAGCGCTGACAAAGGCCTCCAAGCGCAACATTTCTTTGTCGATAGGGCTCGGCTTTTCCCGACGGCTGTAGATAGGACTTACCGCGTCGTAGATCGCGCCTAGGCCAGAACGATACGCAATCGGCTCACCCCATAAATCACGGCGAACCGGCAAATCCTTTGTCAGCCCCGGAATGCGGCTACGGATACGTTCCAACATGGTATCTGCTTCCAACGCATACGGATCCGTGGCACGCGCCGCCGTCGCCACACCGGCTGGCACGAGCGATCCCGCGAATCTCTGAAAATAGCCCTCTCCGTACCGCTGAGGATCAGACATCGCCGTCACCAATTCCGCCAAGCCGGACATGTAGGTTTTATTCATGACGTTGTTGGCTATGGACATGACGATAGCCGCCTGAGTGCGCTCAACTTCTGCGTCTCCTAACGCCTCGTCATCATCCATATTGGCCAAGATTTCCACCATGTCAGCGGACAGTCCCAACGACGTACCTATAGGGTCAAGACGGTTATAAGCGAAGTATCGATCCCCTACCTTGATACTGTAGGGCTGCCAACCGCTACGTTCCATCGCTTGCCGCTCACGCCGGTCTGAAGGTCCTCGACCTGTTAGCACGCCCGACATCGCCATATCCGCAGCCGTCGCCATCAACAGGCTACCCGTGGTGATTCGGGCCAAGGCGATATCCCGGCGCGCACCACCGGCGGCGATATCCGCACGCACATGCGCCATCAGAGGCGCCAGAGGCGTGCGTTCGAACGAATACTTCAGAATATTGGCGGGAGTCCGCACAAACGGCAGGATCAGTCTGCCAGCCAATGGCACCGAGTTCACCCCACGCGTAATTGCTTTGGTCAATTCACCCGGCGCGCTGGTAAACGTTTGGTAGGTCGCCTGATCGATGGCTTCAAGGCGAAGATCAGTGGGCGGATCGCTGACGATAGCTGCGACTCGTTCCTTAACCTGGTCCGATCGGATGATTCCCGAATTCACCTCATGGGTTGCCCGACGCACCGCGAGAGCATTCAGCTCCATCCGATACCCAAGGGTTTTGAAAAACTCATCCTCGGCCCCGAGGGCGCGGCCCGGCATGGTGACGACTGCGCCGAGCACGTCCAACGACCGACCCAAAGGCGAATCTTTTGCCTGGCCCCATGCCTCGGCGCTAATCGCCCGGGCACGCGGCAAGTCAATCTTGCCCATCCCATAGCCGGTTTCGTTGGTGAGAAACGACTTCGCGGAATAGCGCAGTGCATCCTTAAACCCTGAGAGCATCCCGAACAATTGAGCGGTGGCCTCTCCCAACTGAACCCCTCCATCTACCCCTAGAATGCGAGAAATCTGGGCAGCCGCAGCGCGTTCGTACATCTGTTGGAAGATCACGCTGGTATTGCTCATCATGTTCACCAAGTGGGTCGGCGGTGACGAAAGCAAACCGTTGACCCAGGCTTCAAGGAACGCATCCCGGCTGCGAGCCCAAACAGACCCGCGAACAATCTGATCCAACTCCCTGTGCATCCCAGCCTGGCTAAGCGCGGCTATACGGGTAGCCATTTCCCGCGACAAATCAAGGTCTCCCGATGATCGCAGCGCGTTCTCAATCTGCGCAAAACGCTCCATACCGCTGCCAGCAGGGATGCGCCACGACGCCAACGCGCGGGCGGTTTCCGTGCGAGCCGCGATAACCTCGTTCTGGATGGCGTAGTGGGTCGCCAACATCTTTCGAAAGGCAAAGAGATTGGCTTCACTGGGATTGTCGGCGGCGATCTTGGCCACTTCGGTCAGTTTCTGCCCCGATGCCGCCCAAAGCTGCCGAGCAGCGAGGGACTGCTCGGCGTTCAACGGTTGACCTTGCCGACGGTCCAATAGCACCTTGAAGGCATCCTCCTGGCTAGCACTCAGCTCCATCTGGGCAAACGTCATTTTTTCGCCGCGCCGGGCTGCATCCACGTCACCCTTAAAAGCATCCGCCATTTGCTGCATGACGTTCTGCACATCCTCTGGCGCGTCAATTCTGGCGAAATTGATGTAAGCCTCTGGCTCGACCGGCTGAGCAATACCGTGCGCGGCATGCTCTGCCAAATCAAGATCGTCCGAAGCAGGCCCAGCAACACGACTTTGACCGACCTCACGTGTCGCCAGCGCGGGGGCTGACTCGTCACCAAGCAGTTCGAAGGCATCCTGCGCAATCTCTGGCCGGACCGCGGCCGCTGTTGCCTGAACTTCAGACTCTGCACGCTTGGCGATCCGTGCAGCTCGCATCGCCTTGAGGCTTCGTATCAGCCCCTCCGTCGCTACGCCCAGCCCGAGCCCTTCCAATGCATTCTTCAACCGCCCCTCAATAAAGCCATCATCTTCACTTGAGGCAAGATATTCTGTGACCGGATTCCGAATTGCCGGCACCTCCTGAAGCAGGTCCGACAGCCGCGCCTCATGCTCGTTAAAGGCCGAAAAATCAGCCACAGCGCCCTGCACGGCGGCTCGGCCTGCCGTGCCCAATCGAGCCGCGGGTGCAAACTTCGTGACCGCCAACTTCCCAGGGCCCAGAAAGCCGACAAGAAACTGCGTCACATGACGCACCATGTCGCCAGTGACCGTCTCGCCTTCTGGCACATTCGGTAGTGAGAAGTCGCGGCTTTCATCACTGTGACGCACACCACTTGATCCGATTTCAATCGACCCAAGGGGGAACTGCTCTTCCAGCCAGGAAGCTAGGCCGTTGATCGGTTCAAGCACTGTATTCTGAACGGCATCGCGTACGCCCCCAACCACACTGCGGGGCAGCTCGATCACACCACGGCCGACATCTTTAGCAACCCGCTCGACCATGTTGGGCGGATCTTCCTGGGCAATATTGATGTTCATCACACCGTCAGGCCCGACGTCCGTCCAGGCCCCCGAACGCTGCCCGCGGGACACGCTAGACACTGGCGCGGCCGGCCAATACTGATCCAACAAACGTGCTCCTGCCGACAATGAAGTGCTGGCCTCGCGGACAGCCATTACCGTTGAAGTCAGATCGTCACTGCCGGCCATTACGTTCTCCGTTACTCGGGCGGGCAACTCGCTTAGCAGCAGCCTTCGCCATAATGGCTTTCCATTCTTCGATCAACCGAGACTGCTGTTGATACTCTGGATCAGCCAACATCGCGTCGGGGTCGTCGCCATGCTTCTTACGGAAGGCCTCTACGGTCCTCTGCGCAGTAGCATCGATGTCCAAGTTCTGGCGGTCCCCAACGGCATAGCGCGGCATGCGCTTCGTGAGAGACATCTGGCGCGTATCAGCTAACGCATATTCTTCGACAATGCGCTCATACTCCTGTTGCGCCTCACGCTCCGAGATCTTCGGATTGACTTTCAGGTAGTCATCCCAATCATTCAGCGCGCTAGCCTGACGCTGCGCGGCAGCCGGGTCAGGATTTAATTCTGACACCCGCAGCGAATTCTGAATGTACTGAACCCCTCGCTTGTAAACAGATGGAACCTCACCAGAGAGACTGGAAAACTCCTGTATTTCCGTCAGGCGCTTGAAGTCGTCTGGCTTCAATAGTCCGAGCTGGAGGGACTCTCTGGCCTCCTTAGATACGTCCTCACCCGAGGCGATGCGAGCGCGTAGCGCTGCATAGACCGATAGATCGGTCCGCTCCTGGGAACCTTCCAGCTTGCCGTAGAAGTACCGATAATCCTGTGGCGTAAGCTGATCACGATTACGCTCAATCCAGTCTGCGCTCAACTTTCCCTGGGATAGCAATACATCACCTTGCATGGCCACCTGTTTAGCAATGATCTGGTCTTGCCTCTGCCGAATGCGTTGCGCACGATCTTCATAGGCAAGAACCAAGCGCAGCTTTGATTCCATGGTACTGGTGGCCACTTTCTGCAAGCGAGCTCCTTCAGCCGCGTTGAACTGGCTGATGTTGCTCTGAACATACTCTACCCCCTTGAATGGATCTTCCTGAATGATGCGCTCTGCGACTGCACTGCGCATCTCCGATATCTGTGCATGAATAGCCGCTTGCGTTTGCTCTTCAGACCATCCCTGCAAAACCCCAAAGGCTTTTAAAACACCACTCGAACGCCGGATTTCCTGCTCCACCGCTTGGGGATCCGCGAACTGTAATGCCGCTGCGTTAAGACTTGTCTGCAACGTTCCTTGCAGTTGCCCTTTTACATAAGCCTCGGACTCCGAACGCTCGTGCGCGGCCAACTGCATCTGCATCTGTGTACGACGCGATTGCACCAAACGCTGAAACGCCTGACGTTGCGCCGGTAAAGAAAACGACCCAGACAATCTCTGCACTTCACTATCGAAGCGCTCCGTCATCGCCTTAACAATTCCGAACGCTGCTTTGCCGCGCAGACTCAATGCTCCCCCATCAGGGCTGTACAACGCATTTATCTGCCAATCCGCAAGTTCGCGTTCCGCTTCCATCATTTCGGCCATGCTCGCCTTGCGCTGTATATCAGCGGCAATAGCGGCCACCTGATTCCCCAGCTGCTGCGTGGCAGCACCTATCTGCTGCGCTTGCTGGCCTGCTATGCCAGGTGCCGATGGCACGTTTAATCGCACCTGCGGCAGACCATTAGGCGTCACTTGTAAGTTGTCGTAGGTGGGCACACGCGGCACGGTCACCACCACCCTTTAGACGAAGCGAGATCATCAATAGAGTCGTGTTCGATCTTGCGATCCGGGTGATGCTGCGCATGCTTATACCAGGACGACGCCACACTACCCACACTCTCCAACAACGAGGTCGCGGCCGACATACCGGGCCGGATCCCCTTAGCCTGCGCCCGGATCATCCGCGCTTCGCCCTGCAAACTCACGCCCTGAATACGGTGCCCCCAAGCACTGCGCACCGCATTGGCCGTCAGCGTACTGGCATCGATGTCTTTGAGCATATCGGTCCATACCTGTACCTCCGCTGCACTGCCTTCGCCTAGATCAATCCCACTGGCGGCCAAAGCCGCACGCTGCTGCCCCTTTAACTGCCCAGCACCCAAGGTCAAGCGACCGACCTCCTGCTGGCCGCGTAGTAGCTCCTGTTGAGCCCCCAGTTCAGCAATGCGAGCATTTATATCCGCAATAGACGCTTGGAAATTCAGATGACTTTTCTGCGCCTTTGCTCCGTAATAACTGCCCACGACACCGGAGCCTAAACTGACAACAGAAGACCCGAGAGACAAGCTCGAAAGTGCCTTAGCGAATGTGGCTCCTGACATGATTTTTTCTCCTACGCACCAATGGCAAGTTCTGCCGTCATGCTCACCACGGTCAACGGCAACGGATCGGCCTGGCGCACGAACAGTTGCCCGCTATCGCCCCATTTCGGCGACAGCACGAGCGGAATTTCCTCGCTCTTAAGTGCAGGCGGCGAACCATAGGGTTCTGACGTACGCTGCTTGACTTCGGTCAGGGCATCCACACACGGACCGGCAAAAATTCCCGACGACCGATGCACACGCAACCACAGCTTGTTGATGTTCTTGACGCGCCCCTGGCCAAAGCTGCCATCCAGTTGCATCGTCACCGGCAGCGTTTGCATGTCCGCGGTAATGGGCAGGCCGACATGCACAGTGCGGGCTTGCACGTCTAGGTCGATAGCGCCAGACGTGACGATGCGTTGCGGATGCACCGCACCATCGGCCAGGATGCTGACCGTTTTTCCTTCGAGGTGTTCCAGGCCGCTGATATGAGTGACCGGCTCGCCGGAATAGGTCAAACCGCTATCGACAAAAAAAGCGTCCGCCTGGGCATCGAACTGACGCGAGGCCATTCGTTCGATATACCGCACTTCCTTGCCGCCGATGATGCGACGGACCACGACATAGAGCCGATCTTCATTGCCCTCTGCCACCACCGCGCAGGACTCGAACACACCCTCCGTATCGTGCTGATGCCAGGCGCCGATCTGTTGCTCAGGCACGTAAGTCAGCCCCAGCAACTTGCCACTACTGCTGATGAACCACACGATAGGCTGCGGCGCTTTCGCGTAGGCCATATCCAGGATGTTGAGATTATCGAACAGGTGTGCACAACGCAAAGACAGGTCACCTGTGACAAAACCGTTGGCCTGCCAGTTATAGGCCAACTCGCGCACATGGCCCCCACGCGCCGCGCCATAGATGGCCGTGTTGTTAACCACTACAGGCTGTACGTCCGTAGCACCGACATAGGACTGCGGGCGCACACTAATGGTCGTGGGTGTCACCGCGTCGGAGTTGACAGATGCCACCCTCCATTCTCCCGACGACGTAAGAAGCAGCAACTCGGTTAAAGGCACAATATGCCGAATCGCGTTGGCCTCACGCGCCGCCACCCGGAAAGCCACTCGGTCATCGCTGCGTACAGGTAACGAGTATGACATGGCCGACTCGGTGCCACTGCGCGTCATCCAAATGTTTTGCGGCTTGTTGATCGTTCCGGCAAAGCAGCGGCGCTGCTCAAAATACGAAACGGCCGCCGGGTAATCGCCGGCGGCGTTAAACACGGCATCGTAGATCGGCGGCGTGACGGACAAGTCGGGCGCGATATTGTCGTCCACCAGAGAAGTGCCGGTAGTCTGCCCGATATAGCCGTACAGGCCGCCCTGTTCCTTATAGACGTTGTAGCGCGATGCGCCGGATGCAGCCGACCACGCGATGGTGTTGGCGCCACCGTTGGTGAACAAATTGTTGGCGCAGATGCCGGCCGACGATGGCGCAGATTCGGTCTTACCCTCGGCGTCCAGGGCCGTGACCACATAGCGGTAGGTGTAGTCGGTGCCCTTGTTGTTTGACGTAGCCGTCACGCCCGTAGGCATAGCCACCGACGACATGAAGGCTATAGTCGCCAGTTGCCAGTCGGTCGCGCCTATGCGGCGCAATTCGCGCGGGGCATAGTTCGGATGTACGAGCGTGAGTACATCGGCAGACTGCACGTAATGAATACTGAATAGATCCGCCTCAGTATAGGGGTTGGCGATCTCGTAGGGAGTATCCCCATTCAGCAGTGTGCCGCCATCCGTGTGAAAACGAAAATAGCCCGCACCCAACTCGATCACCATCGTTTGCGTGACCGAATAGGTGAACGGGATGAGCCGCACCTTCTTGGTCGAGTCTTTCACCTCGCGCACGAAGGAAAAACCAGCGCGGTTCTCGACCGGGCCTTGGGGCTTAACCACGAAATTGCGGCAGATGGCCAGGCCGCTCTGGTACTTTACGTCGTCGATGCGGCCAAACATTTCTGGGCTGATTTCACCGCCGCCGAAGGAACGTTGCAGAACGCGGACGTTGGACATCAGCGCCTCCACACATTCGGCAAGCCGGGGAGATTGCCCTCCACGAAGCTGGCGCCGCGGACACGCATCCACATTGGCATGTAGGTCAGCTTGGTCTTGTGCTGATTGGCGTCGGACACCATCGCCTGCGACAGGTACGCCTGCATTGCGCTCACACATCGCTTCGATTCCGCAGCACCCACATCACCCTTGAGCAGCGGCCCCGCCAACATCGACGCCAGATGCCACGCAAGGGCCTGCACGAACAGCGGCGAAAACTTGGTCGTATCCTTCACCAGGCTGATATAGCGCGCCACCGCGTTGACCTGATTGCTAAGGATGATGTCGGCGCCGGTGTCGTCGATTTCGCAACTAAATGGCTGCGCGTTGTCGATGCCGGCCTCGATATTCGCCGCGTCGTGCGGCAGCACGGCCACAATCTTGATGGCGTCGGCGGGCTGGGCATAGGCGAAGTGCCACTCGGGTCGAGAAATGTCCATTGCGGCAAGCTGCGCGCATTTTGTTGCGAAACCCCAGGTGTGCAGTTCAAGCAGCGAGTCGCGCGCGAACGGATAAAAGCGCGCGCAGTATTCCGCCTGCACGGAACCCTCGGGTGGGTTGATGCCCGCTACCGTGGCCTCATCGCCCAGGTAGGCAAGTGCCAGATTGCAGATATCTACCTCGGATGCCATCGAAGCGCCTCAAGAAAAAGTAGGGGCGCGAAGCCCCTGTAAATGCGCGGGTATCTCCCCACCAAAGAGACTCGTTACACCAAATCGCCACCGGACTTTTCGTCCGAACCTCGCGGGTTCCTATCAGGCTTGGGGGCTCTGTTGATGCGCGGCGCGTATTGGGCCGCTGAAGCCGGCGCGAACCAAGACGCCTTCGCGCCATCCGGTACGTCGAACTCGTCGCCCGGCTCGCGTAACTTGCCGAAATAGCCCGGCTTCAATGCGGTCACTTTCATGCTTTCACCTCGTTACGCAATGCGCGGACTGTCGGGGTATGCCACATTCTGCTGGAGACCCATCACAATCTGCGCCGAGAACTTGCCTGCCGTCAGCGGTCCAGAATCCACCGTGTAATACACCCGGCAGTAACGACGCAGTTGCGTGCTCATGGGAATAACCACCTGCTTGCCTGCAACGAGATCGGCTTTGCCCACAGCCGCCGTCACCGCCACATCGGCAAACGACGAGTTATCCGCTGAATCTTGTACGGCGAACTTCACCGTCGCCGAGCCTGTAGCCGTTGCCGATTCGGTCACTGTAATAACCATCTTGCTACGATCATCCATGCCCGTATTCGGGTGCGCCTGCCCAAAGTCGATCACATCCGTCGAAGCGGCGCTGTTCGTGATCGCTTGCTGATGCGAGACCTGAAGCAATTTATCGATAATCATGAAATCCTCCTAGAATGCTTACTGCACACGCGCTTCGGTCAGCAGCAGCGCATCGGTACGGCGGCACGGAATGCCGTCGAACGCCACCACCTTCTTGCCGGCAATTTCTTCCATCGTCAGCGTCGAGGCCGCCACCTTGTTGGTGATCTGGCGACGCAAGAAGCTGCGAATCCTGCGCGGCATATAGAAAGCTGGGCGGCCCATGCCGACATTAGGAATGAGTTCGACCGCCTGAATCATCAGGTCGATGAGGTCAGCGCCTGCGCTAGCGTTTTTCGTCAGCTCTGACACGTCCACGTTGGCGATACGCACAACGTAGCGCCAGTCCCGCAGTGTCAAACCGATGTCCCACTTGTAGTGGGTACGGTAGCCCTGGTAACGACCGCCATCGGCGTCGACCAGCGTGTCCTCGCCGAGATCACGCGATTGCAGACCGGCCTGCGAACCCTTCGGGTAGATGGTATGCAGGGTGTTCGGCCCCCATACCGTCAGCCAGATGGATGCGTTATCGCTGCCCGTGCCGCCGGCGTCGATGATGTTCTGGCCGTTCTCCGCAGACAAACTGTTGAAGCGCGGCGTCAGGCCCATAAACTTCTCGGCGTCGATGCTGGAATCGCCATAGAACAGCGTGCTCGCCTGAGTCTGGTTCATGCCTTCGATGAAGGCACGGTCTTCAGACAGGCGCCAGGCGGCGGAGTTTCCATTGAGGTCGGCCAGGGCCTTGTCCACTTCAGCGTAGGTTTCCAGCATCCCCATACTGTCCTTGACCTGCACGGTACGGGACTTCTCGGGCTGCACGCCATAGTTCAGCTTGCGCCAGGTGCCAGTGGGCAGGCCACTGCGAATCGTAGTCTTGTGTTCGGTAAAACCGTTGGCCTCGATGACGGTCATGTCCTCGAGTATCTCGTTGGTTTCGTTCAGCATTTCGACGATCTGCGGGTCGATCTTGCCATCCGGAGCCATGCGGGCCGCGACATCGGCGAGCGTCGGGTTGGTGTTGGAAAGCGTAGGCATTCGGAACGCTCCTTTACGGGTTCATGTTGGAAGCAGCATAGAGACGCTGCGCATCGCCCTGCTTGGGCGGGTTGCCGTTGTGGCCGACCACAAGGCGGTCCTCGCTAATCGCCAGGCCGGCCCGGTAAAACACCCGAATGATTTCGGGGTGATTACCCAGGCCGGTTTTGTTCAGCAGCGTAGTGAGTTCGGGTGTACCGAAGGCGTCGCGTGCCTTCTTCGCCATAGCCAGGTTTTCTTCCAGCTTGTCGCCGCCAAATTCCTTGTCGACCGTAGAAGAAGCAACCCAGGTTTCGGGCAGGCCGCCGATGTCCGCGTAGAACTCGCCAATTTGCTCAGCATGGCGCGTTTGCATCACAGGCAGCATCTTGTCAAGCACCCGTTGCGCCTTGTCCTGGGGCAGGTTCAATTCCCTGGCAACTTCGGAAAATGCGCCCAACACGCCGTCGTCCAACGCCACGCCTTCCGGGACCTGGAATTCGTATTGCTCGGTTGCGCCGTGCGGCTTCGCCTTGTCCTCGCCCTGGGTCTTGGATGCGTCCGCGGCCGGCTGTTGGCCTTGAGCGCCTTGCTCCTGGGTCGGCTGTTGCTGCTGCTGTTGACCGTCGTCACCCGCACCCGTAGCGGGCTGCTCGGCAGCCGGTTGTGATGCAGGCTGGCCTTCAGTAGTCGTTGTAGCTTGCGTCATCAGCGTTTCGATTGTCACGGTTCTGTTCCTTCACCATCACGGCATAAAGTTCAGGGCAGAGCGTGTGGATTTGCGCCAGTATCCGTAGGCCCTCGTTCCGGTTCCCTTCGGCGAAGGCCATCGCCATCGCGTTAGTGTTGAACGAAAGCCGATACACACCGGCTCGTTCCAGAAAGCGCCACACGATGCGGCGCCCTCGCTTACTGCCCATGAGCCACTTAAAGTCCGCTTCCTCGGCATCCTGCACCAAACGGCGTCGCAAATCGGTGTCGGCCTGCGCTCGTTCCTGGCGTCGAATATCGGTAGGGTCTTCATAGCTCATGTGCGTGCGTACTCTATGAGCTGGACAGCGAGGCACGGGCACCCCGGGGTCATCTTCATGTTGTTGAGCGACATGTCGGCCTCCTATCAGGTGTATCCGCTGAATGCGCGCGTCACGTCGGTAAGCGCGTTTTGCTTGCTGGTATCGACGCTGCCCAACTTAGCTGCCGTGTCCGCACCCTGGTTCAGCAGCGCAGCCTGCTGCGCTGCCTGTTGCTGTTCTGCACGCTGCTTGCGGATGAGGGCCACCTGATTGCCCGGCACGATCAGTTCGGGATCGATGCCCAACATGTCGGCGTAGGTGTCGGCCCAGCGGTCGGCATTGAACTTGTCAAGTACTTCGGGCTTAATCTTGGCCACCACACCCAGGTTGCCAACGAAACGATCCACCGAATTCGTTGCAATGGCTCGCTGGGCCTGTGCGAGCATAGAAACGAACTCCACATTCAGATCAACGCCCTGCATTTCCTGCGGGGGTGGCGGCAGGATATTGGCCTCGACCATGCGCTGAAACGTCAATTCGATGAGCGGGTCGAGGATTTCGTTGTGCATCCGTTCGAGCACCGGTCCCAGCATGAGCAGCTTTTCCTCGTGCCGCTCGGCCACCTCGGTTGCGGTCATTTTCGGGTTAGTGCCGTTGGCGAGCATGAGGAAGAGATCGGCGTAAAAGCTCGCCTTAATCCGCTCGCGCACGTCCACAATGTCGGCCAATAGGTGTGACAGGTCGAGGTTGACCTCGAACGCGGTACGGATGCCGCCGTTGGGTGCAGCCACGTCCACGTAGGACAGCCCACCCGGCACAGTGCTGATGTCCTGGTTCTTGGCAGACACCGGCAGTTGCAGCGGCGGGTTACTCTTGTAGTCGATACCCTGCGCCTTGCGCAGCTGCTCGTGCTGTAGCTGGCGCACATCGCCCAGGGCTTCCATCGCAGGACTGTTTCCGTAGATGTCGCCGCCGGCCAACGCCCAGCGCGGGCAGAGTGCGCGGAACGACCGATAGCCGGATTCGCGCAGGGTGCGGGTTTCGTCGGCACCTAGCTCGACATAGACCGACTTCCACGCCATGTTGCGGTCGTCGCGCTTGTTCGGGTCGCGGTCGGCCCGCGGCTCAATGGCGTGAATGACCGTTACCCACTGTTCCAGCGCGCCGCGGTCAAATAGGTTCCGCACTGTGGTGCTGCACTTGTCCTTGCCGAACTCGCGCACCATCTGCGCCACCGTGATCTGAAATTCCCGATACAGCGTATCGACGCGACCCTGGTTGTCGGCCGCGATGGCGTATTCGCCGGCCGACAAAGTGTGATGACGAATGACGTCCTTGAAATCGGGCAACACGATGCTGCTGGCAGTGCCAAACAAACCCAGCTCCTCATACGTCGAATGCAGCGCGCGGTAAGTGTTCGACTTGGCAAAGACCATCAGCATCAAGCGCGTGACATTCGCCAACCATGCCTTGACGGCGGCAGACTCATCTAATTCGGGAATCGAGGTTGTCAGGCGGAACCAGGGCCGGGCCGGGCTGGTCATACCGGCCATCATCCCCGCGGCGAGTACGCGCAGCGCGCGCGTGCCGGTGTTGTCGAGGATGTTGTTGTGCCGCTTCCCTCCCCGATTGCGGTCATTGATGAAAAAACGGCCAGAGCGCGGCAGCAAGTAATCGCTGATTTCCTTCCAGTGCGAAATCCAGCTTTCGCGCTCGGCCTTAAGTTGCCCCCAGCGCGAAAGCAGCAGTTTGCGCTCGGTTTGTTCGGCCACGTTATTGCCCCAGCAGGGTGGACTTGCCCAAGGTGAGAGCCGCTTGATCGACACCCTGCGGGCCAGTCAACATAGTGCCGGACTGACCCGCACGCGCGGCCCCCCCTATTGCTGACAACGCACGCTGCGCGTCGGGCTGCCTCTGGTTCGCACGATTCATCGCCTGCTGCGCCTGTGCGGCTTGCTGTTGGGCCTGTCGTTGAGCTTGTTGCTGCGCGGATTGTTGGGCTTTAGCTTGCGCCCTTACCTGCTGGCCTTGCATCGTTGCAAGACCAGTCCCTATACCTAGTGCGCCAGCTGCGAGTGCACTAGCGCCTAGGGCACTCGCACCAAGACCGACCGCACTACCCACGGCAACAGCGGTAACGGCTCCTGACATGTTCTACTCCCCCGTGAAAGTGATGGTTCCAGCCCCCTGCTGGTGCGACAGCAGCAGATCGGCTTCGTCGGTAAATTGGGCCTCGGCCTCGGCCACCGATCGCGCCTCGCTGGGGAACAGCATCGTCAGATCGGTGTCGGCGTGCGCCACGAATGCCTGTTTGCGGCCGGCACTGCCGGGAATGACGTGATAGCCGTGCAGTTCGACGGCCTTGCCGCCGATGAATACGGTGGCGTGCCCGCTGAAAATCAGCACAGTGGAAACCTTGATGAGCGCACCGGTCAGGACGACGCCGGCCGGGATACGGATGGTTCGCGCATACACGCCAGCATGAAACAGGTGCGCCGTGGGAATCTCGACCTGCGGCAGTTTCGCGAGCGCACCTTCCAGGCGGCGCACGCGCTCAATAGCCTCGACCGACATCGCCGGCAGGTGCAGGCCAGAGGCAACGAGGGTAGTCATGCGTACAACCCCCGGTAAAACGTCCGATTGGTTTCGCGGTAACCGGCAGCGGGCAGCAACCGCACCAGACGGCCCCCGGCCGGGCCGGACACGTACAAGCCGGTAGCGCCCAGGTCGCGCGCCAGCGCCTCGGTGGCGCGCAGCAGCGCTATGCCGGCACCGCCAGGCCGATGCGCCGCGGCCACGAAGATGGATTCGGTGGTTCCGATCAACCGGCCCTGGAAGTGCGGTACCGGCGTGACCAGCAAGCAGGCAAAGCCCACCAGTTCCTCACCCCGGAATGCGCCGAGGAAGTGCGCAACGCCTGCTGCTTCCATGCCAGCATAGGCGTGGTGGTCAGGCGCGCGCCCGGCTAGGTCGGCATTTGCGGATTCCTGCGCGTACTCGGCGCACAGACTGGCGAAGGTGGACGCATCGGCCAATTCAGCAAAGGCGACGCGGCGGACGATTGCGGTTTCCATGCCGCGTAAAGTAACGGCGACCGCGCAAGGCACGGGCACCCCGCTACATGCGCGCGTAGGGGTCGTAATCCAGCCGGCTGCGCGCCTGGCCCAGCGCCTCGACGGCTGCGCGCTTGGGCGTATCCATGAGCGCGAGCACGTAGGCGCTGCCAAAGTCCGGCGAACGACCGATCTTATCGATGATGTCCTCGCGGCTCGCCACCTTGAGCGTTGCGCCGGACAGCGACCACGTGGGAGCGGTCAGGTCGGCCAGCAGCCGCGGATCAGGCGGCAGCGCGATACCCGTGTTGTGGATCGGATCAAGGGCCTCGCGCATCCGCCACCACAACTCGCTGCGCCGGTTGAAAAAGCGCAGCCGGCCCGATTTGTCCGTGCCGCACGCGGCCTCAGCGACATTGACGCCGACGACCTGCTGCTTGGCCGTGACAAGAAAATCATACGGAGAAGCCCCAACACCGATCACGTCCAGGTGAATGACCGCATGGTCGCGCAGCGCACTGATGGCCAGACCGGCCACAGTCGGACCGTCCGGCGTGTCCTTGCCAGGATAGACCAGCGGCTCGTCAAACCACCAGCCGTGACGCCGAGCGAGAATCGTTTTGTCGCGTCCGCCGCGCGCCACGTCCAGGCCGAGACTGTCCATCGGTGCGAGCCTGTCGGGCCGCTTCCACCGCGCCTGCGCGGCCTCTACCCACGCGGTCGGGATGACCTGCCACGGGTCGTCTTCGATGCCCGCGTTGAAGTCGCCGTACAACATCTGGCTGCGCAACGGCTCAGGCAGCGATTGCAGCACGGACTCATAACCCGTCCCCATGAGGAACGGGTTATCGGCAATGCGTGAGGGAATGAACGTGCGCGATCGAGGCACGATGGTCTCGCCGTTGTGCGCAAAGGGTGCACCGCCCTCGACCTCGACCTCCTTGCCGTCAATAACTGCAAACCACCGCAGTTCGCCGGGTTTGGCCGGATGCGGATGTTTAGGGTCGAGCCACGGCGCAAAGTATTCGACCACCCAGCGGCCCTCTACCGTGGTCGGCGGGTTGAACGTCATCAGCACGCGGCACCGCTGACCAGCCTTGGTCGTGCGGTTCCAGCCCAGCACGAAACGCGCCTGGTGCTCGCGCAGCTCGGTGGCCTCGTCCAACACTATCAGATCGTGCGGTCGCCCCCGCCAGCGGTTCTCATCGCCCGGATTATCCAAACCGCCGACCTCGCACAACCGGCCACCGGGCAGTCGCCAGAAGCCCTTTTGCGAGTTGTAGCCTTCCGTGTTGCCCAGCACTTCGGCCAGGCGCTGCACAAAGCCCTCGCTCTGCGCTTTCTCGCGCCGCATGAACAGCGTGCGGTCATGCGCCGTGAGAGTAAGCCCCACGGCCAGGTCGGTCTTGCCACCACCCGCCGCGCCTCCGTAGCCCGTGATGTCAGCCTGGGATTCGTACGCCATCCGTTGCGGACCAGGCAGCGGACGCCAAAGAACGCGGGCCATATCCGCCACGAGAATGGCGTCCAACTCGGCACGCTCTGCTGGCGTTAAGTAAGGCAACAGATCACGGACCTCAGCAACTGACAGATCCATGTCCACTACACCAGACCCCCGGCGGGATCGTCCGCCTCTTGCGAGACCCGGCGGGCCCGAGCAATAGCAGCCAACGCGCACAGGCGCGCAGCGGCTTGAGTCTCGTCAATCCGCACTGGCCCGCCGCCCGCACCCGTCAATTCCATGCTGGTCTTGTCGCCGTACTTCGTCGGATGCCACTTTGCCAAGAGCTTCAGGCGTGTTTCGACTTGCAGCTTGCGGTGGCCCAACATGTCGCCGCGCTTGACCCTAAACTTCGACCCCTCTTGCTCGGTCTCTTCGCCGATCTGCGGCGTGTTGGCGATTTCAAGGGCTTCCTCGGCGATGGCATCAAAGCCGACACGGCGAGCGCGCTCCATGCGCTCGGCAAACTTGGAGCGGGCCTCAATCCAGTGGTACACCGTACGCCATGCCGGCATGTGTTGGTCGCGGCAGATTTGGCGCAGCGGCTCGCCGTCCGCGATGCGGTCACAGATTTCGGTTGCAATGGCTTCAGTGTAGGTCGAAACTTTCTTCATGGGCGCAGTTTTACTCGTGTCACCGAAAGCACGGGCACCCGTCGGCCTGGTCGGCTCGCGCATCGCGCGCGATGGGTGCCATCAGCGGACAGGCACGATCTTGACGCGCACCGCGAACTGCCCGCGCCGCTCATAGCGGCATATCTTAGCCACGGCGCCCTTACTGATCTCAAACTTCTCGGCCAGGGTCTGGTAGCTCAAGCCGTCCTCATGCAGCGAGCGAATCCGCTCCACCTCACCATCCGTGAGCTTGGCATTCGGATGATCTTCGCCCACCCGCAAGCCGGCATCATTCACCGTTACAGCCTTAGTCCGAGCTCCCTCACCGATCAATCTCGGAAATGCCATGGATACTTCCACTTCACTTGCTGAATCGCTCGCTCTACCGTCTTGATTCGTAACAACGGATCGCTTGCCGTAACGGGCGTGGCTACCGCCCGCTTCAACAGAGCTACTGCATCACGTGGCAACAGACCGTGCGTCCAGCCTCGATCTTTCCTGTAATGGCTCATACGCCCTCCTTGAGCGATTCAATGGTTACGCGGACGAGCCCGCCCTTCTCTTTGCTGCCAATGGCAACCGGCGCGAAGTGAAAGCCACGGTCATTCATACCTAGCGCGTCCGAGATTCCGTCTGTGGCCGCCTTCATCCGTGCGGCCAAGTTGTCCCGGTCGTAGGCTCTCGCAGTCGGCGGGCAAAACTCGTAGGTGATGCGCACACCTCCGAGGCGGTCAAATCTCTCTGCGTGGCGCAGCGCCCTCATGGTCGTCAGGCACGCCGCGATGCGGTAGACTTTCTTCGCTCGGGAAATAGACGCCCAATGGCCCCGGAAGTTGGGGCTCAGCTCTTTGGGCGGCCAGGGCAGGAGAAGGGAAATCATGCTTCCCCCGGATTCAGCTCAAGGCCCAGCGCCCGCTTTGCCAGCGTCAGCGTGGCGAACGCGTAGCGCTTGCCACCCTTCCGCCCCTGCTCGTCCAGAATCTTTTTGGCCCATCCGCGCGGATCTCGTGACCGTTTGGGTTCAAAAACCTTGTCTGCGTCCATAGCCTTGAGCGCAGCGGCAGCCTCTTCGCGGGTAGCCTGCGTCTGCCCTGGCGCGGGCAATACCTCAAGCACCTCCGGGATACCGTGCCATTGCCCCTTGGCCAGCTCGTTGCCAAAAGCCCGCTCCCAGCGCGTTTTCATCACGCTGTACGTGCTGTTGAGCAAGTCATGCGGTCCAACATAGACAGCAGCCCAGTAAATCGCCGGATGCGACCACGTGCCCATGTCGCCTCGACGGCGCGATGCCATCCCCACGACCGCTTCGTGGTAGGCCACCTCGGGATTCATCCACGGGCGGCACAAACGCAGAAATTCGGGCAAGCTCGGCGGCCAGTCACGGGTCAGGCAGGCGGTCAGGCCAGTTCGGACTTCGCGCTCGGTCAGGCCGGACAGCTTCTGATCCCAGGAATCCTTCAGCTCTCGCGCCGTCAGCCCCTGCCACTGCTGGCCGAACTTCGTGCCGTACATCAGCCGCATTTCGTTGATGACCAAAGCGCCAAGCGATGTCATGTGGTGGTCAGTGAGTTGCATCAATCGTCCCCATGAAAATCTCGGTCGGACGGCCACCCTCGGCCAGCACATCCCGCAACTCGTCGTTCCAGTCGGCCAGGCGTTGGGCCTTGCCAGTCGGGGTGGCACGGTTTAACGCGCTGGGAGCGAACAGCCCCTGGTAGCCACTGGCAATGCTGTGAGCAATCACGGCGGCAGGCGCATGCCCTTGCCGCATGAGGTCTGCAAGCTGCTTGATCTGCAACTCGGCGGCTTTCTCGGTGATCGGCTTCTTGCGGGCCTTGCGGTCAGCAACCCATGCCGCCCAGGCCTCACGGTCGAGCCAGTCCGGCAGGTCAATCGCGGCAGCGTCGAAAGACTGCCCCCGCTTGCGGGGGTTAGGGGGTGTTTCTTTTATTGGTTTTTGGTTCTGGTTCTGGTTCTGGTTCTGGTTCTGGTTAGTTGCACAGTCGTTGTACGGCTGTTGAACAGCCGTTGAACTGGTGTTGATCGGTCGTTGCGTTTTCTGGGCTCTTTTTGCTGCGCTTGCTTTCCCTGCGGCTGATTTCGCCTCGCGTTGAGCGTGATACCTCTCAATTTCGGCCTCGCAGCGCGAATGACGCCATCCTTGCTCGGTTTCTGTAAAGAACTCGTTCAACACCTGTTCAACAGCTGTTCGTTCTTCGTTGGAACGGGCGATAAGCAGACGGCACAGGGCGCCAATGTCTCGCGTCAACGGCTGTTCGGTGTCGTAATACAGGTCGAGCATGTCCCGGTACACCGACCGCTCAAGGCGCGTGAGGTGACGGGTGGCACTGTTGAAGTCACCGATGTGATGCGGGTAATAGTTCATCGGCCCGTCCTATAAGCAAACGGCCTGCGGATCAGCGTGTGAAACCTGTCGCGGGCCTGGGTGTTGTGGTCAAGGTCGGCTCGCGACTGCACGCCGCACACGTGGCGGATGAAGGCAGCGGCCTCATCGGGCGTGCGGGCGCAGCAAAAGACCTGGAAGTCGCGCCGCGCGCACAGTTGCCCAGCCAGGCGGGCGAGCGGACCGCCTTTCATTCGTCGTCCTCGAAAGCCAGTTGCTCGGGCAATCACAACGCCCCTCCCCGCACCACCTGCAACAGCTCGCCCGTGGATTTCATCAGGGCCAGCAGCAACGGCTCCAATGCCCGGCGCTCCTGGGCACAAAACCGGCCATCTTTCGCCGCTTCCGACCCCACTCCCAACAAGTTGCTCGCGGACGACACCAACGACAAAAACAGCTGCACCGACTCACGCGGATCACCTGGCTCCAACTCAATGTCCATGGGCACCTGACCCACCATCTGCGCCAGCGCAAACACAGCACGCCGGGCCTGCGCCAACACAATGATTTCCACAATGACGCCAAACGACGGCGGCGCGACCTCGTTGTCAGGATTGATCCCGTTAGCCAGCGTGTTCCCATTCATGCCCATGCTCTCGGCAATGGCACGGATGCCGCCGGGATACTCCTTTGCATCGGCTTGAAGCGCCAGAAACAACGCACGGTGCGACTGCTTGATTGGTCTTCGCATAACGAACTGCCCCCTCAACTACGCCTACCCGCCTCATCCAAGACGGCGGATACTGCTTGCATGGAATCCCTCATAAACCTCGATCAAACATCGGTCGGCCCTATCGGGATGCGGTTGTCTTTAGGTTCTGGATCAGGGTCTTGCATTGGCACTCCTAAATTGGGCGGTCAGCTCCTGACGGATAGGATTGGATTGCCACACCACAACCCTCTCCAAAAAGGAGCCGACCATGAACGAAAACGAAATCCCCCTCTTTCCTGTTGCTGCCTGGGAAGTAGGGCCCCTACCAACGATAGGGCTTGCGGCAATCAAGTTCGACTTTCTTACGAATCCCTCACAGCCTCTTCAGGAGGCAAATCCGGGGCGTCACTACGTCCTGACACCCATTCAATTGCGTGCGCTGATACGGAAGTTGGAAGAGACACTTCATGTTCTTGAAACCTCCGAACCGACAGCCCCACAAGGGCCTCAGCACTGATCGTCATCGGCAGATTTCTAAAGGAATCAACATCCGCCCCCTCCTGCTGCGCGGCGGTGGGCTCTCGGCAATCCTGGGCGTAGTCACTGTTCGGCTTCATGACGACACCGTCAAAGCTCTGATCGAATCGAAGATCATGGCAAGCGATCTACCGCCGCCCGATAAGCAGCGATATCTCGCTCAGCTTCGATCGCTGCCTGCCGATGCCACAAGACATGTCGTAATGAAACTTGTAGACCTGGGACTTGATAAGTCGCCGGGCGCAATTCATTGGCTTGGTAAATGGTTTGATGGCCTTCCACTACCCTGAACTCGGCATAGCCCAGCCCCGGCCCCAACTCAATCCAGAAAACTTCCGTGCCTTCCGGAACAGTTGGATACTCAATGACCATCCCCTTCCCTTCCATCCAGACAAGGGACTGGATTCTGATAAGCAACGGCTCTTTTTGCATCGTGTTACCTCTCGGTTGACTCGGTGACATCACGTACCCTCCTGCGCATGGCCAGCCCCCTCCTGCTGCGCGGAGCGTGAGCGCACCGCCTACGACGAGCCGGAACATGTGGGCGCTACGCTGCATTGATTGGGTGTATTCCTCACGCATGGCTGGCCTCTTGCTTGGGCTTCTTGGGCGAACTCCTTGCCTGGAGCCCGACAACGAGGCGGGACAGCGTTCGGGTTCCAGGATTAGGGATATGCCCATTCATGAATTTAGAAATCCACGAGTAGCTAACCCCGGCCGCTTGGGCCACTTGCTTCCAATCGCCGCGTCTAGCCGTCAGGCCTGCGCGGACACGAGATTCGATAGTTTGTGTGCTCATTTCCGCACAATAGCAAAACTTTGCTATTGATTCAAGCAACACTTTGCTAGCAAGAAATTGGACACTGCGCCAATGAAAAAGCGATCCATCAACGACATTCTTGCCGCCAACTTGTCTAGGTTGATGGATAAACACGGCCACAAACAAGCGTCTTTGGCCAAGCTATCCGGCATTGGCCAAACAACGATCAGCCTATATCTCAACCCTGACCGTCGACAGCCCAGCAAAAGCGGAAAGTTACCCTCGGCCAAACTAAGCGAGGTGGAGGTTCTGGCCGAAGTACTTGGCGTGAGCCCATGGGAGCTTCTGACTCCGCACGATCACGCTCAGCCCAATTCGGCGGCTGCCGACTCTCATGCTCAGGCGCCAAAGCGCGGCACCCCAATAGACATGGATGCAGTTGCGGACGAGTTCCCTATGCGCATCCCTGGCCTGCCCCCAGGCCCGAGCCAGATCGACGAGCCAGCACCGGCCTATGTCGCGCCTCGGCTGAGCCTTGAGCAAGCCGTGGCCGTAAACGTGGCTCCGGGCGAGCACCACGCAGCCAATGACAAGTTCGAGAAGGTTCCTGAGCTGGCGGACGTGCGCCTGGCCGCAGGCGAAGGGATCGAGAACCACACCGAAGAAATGACGGGGTTCGTTCAGTTCCGCCGCTCGTTCCTGCGCGCGGTCGGTGCCGATGGTGGCCGCGGACGTGTGGTCTACGCCAAGGGCGACAGCATGGAGCCCATCATCCGCGATGGCGCAGCCTTGCTAGTGGCCATAGATCAAAGTCTCACCCTGCATGACGTAGCGGCAGGAGGCGTCTACGCCATCAACTACGACGGAAAAATGCTCGTCAAGACGGTGGCTAAGGATCGGTTGACGGGCCGCTGGGTGGCCCGGTCATTCAATGCGCAGCACCCAGACATTCCGCTTGAGGGCAACGGCCTGGTGCGTGTACTGGGTCGGGTGGTGTGGGCCGGGGCCAGGCTGGGAGGGGATGAGGCCGGACAGTGGGTGCGATCGTGAAGTCCTACGGTATCAGGATCGGAGTGATGAGAATCCCTGGTAGATCTCGAATGTGACGAGGACTTTTCGTTGTCGAATGGGTCGAGCACGACTACATCAGACACCCTCGATGCGTTCTCGCGCCAGCCACTCAGCAAACTGCTACCAATTTAATTGCTATGCAACAATCAAATACACGTCGCGCCCACCTACGTCTACTAATCGAGAAGCTCACTCAACGCGAAACTGAGGCTGAGTGGTTCGAATTCAAAGTGAACAACGAGGACCCACACCAAATTGGGGAATATATCTCGGCGCTTGCGAATTCGACCGCGATTCTGGGGCGACCAGCCGGTTATGTCATTTGGGGCGTCGACAACACCACCCATGAAATCGTCGGAACCGACTTTACACCGCAAGATGCACGCCGCGGCGGGGAAGAGTTGGAGCCCTGGTTGTTGCGCAGCTTACAACCCCAACTCAATTTTTCGTTTATTGAGACCTCAATTGACGAAAAGCGGGTCGTCATTCTGCGAATTCCCCGGGCCACTCACAGGCCTATCGCCTTTTTCGGAGAGGAGTACATCCGAGTGGGCTCGTACAAGAAAAAACTCCGGGATACCCCAGAAAAGGAGCGAGCGCTCTGGCGTGCATTTGACAATGTCCCGTTCGAAAAGCACATTGCGTTGGATGGCCTAGAAGATGCAGAAGTAACGACGCTGCTAGACTACCCTGCATACTTTGACCTCACCGACAGTGAACTGCCTCCCAATCGGAACAGCATCCTCGCTTCCATGGAGGATGAGGGATTTATCACAAAAGGGGATGACGGCCTGTGGGCGGTCACAAACTTGGGTGCGATACTTTTCGCCAAGAAATTGGCCGACTTTTCCTCCCTGAGCCGCAAGGCGGCCCGGGTCATTCTCTACCGAGACAACGGACGCACTGACCCTATTAAAGAGCAAATTGGCACAAAAGGATACGCGGCCGGTTTCAAGGGAATGCTCGGATACATCAGTAATTTCATCCCGTCGAACGAAGTCGTAGGCCAAGCTATCAGGGCAGATCTACCCATGTATCCACCGATAGCGATACGCGAGCTAGTCGCCAACGCGATCATTCATCAGGATTTTGGGATTACCGGCGCTGGCCCAATGATCGAAATCTTCACGGATCGCATTGAGATTTCGAATCCTGGACGCCCACTTTTGCCAGTCGATCGGCTTTTAGACAAACCTCCGCGCTCAAGGAACGAATCGCTGGCTTCGTTCATGCGCCGCGTGGGCATGTGCGAGGAGCGCGGCAGCGGCATTGATCGGGTCGTGGCATCCACCGAATCGTATCAACTCCCTGCCCCCGAATTCATGGAGGCAGATGATAGCTTCCGCGCCACCTTATTTGCGCATCGACCATACGCAAAAATGGATCGTGCTGATAAGGTGAGGGCATGCTATCTCCATGCATGTCTGCGCTACGTTCTGCGTGATTACATGACCAATACGTCGTTAAGAGAGAGATTCGGGATTGCCCAAGCCAACAGTGCAATTGTGTCTCGATTGATCAAGGAGGCAGTCGATATGGGGCTAATCTGCCCCCATGATGAAAACTCAGGGAAACGATTTGTAAAGTACGTTCCATCTTGGGCTAAGCGCAATTGATTGATTGCGACGATTGGCGGCCAAGCCTCTCCAAGCCAGATGGACTTTCCCTATAAAAACAATCACTTACAAGAAAACGCCCCATTTGACTGCCATTTGACTCTCGACTAGCAAGCCACCTCCAGGTGGCTTTTTCGTTTGAGGGGCTTCCAGCGAGTCAACAAATCCCCTTGATGGGGCTTTGTGTTTTCTGTGCAGCCCCCCTACGGCCTCCTAGGCTGATCAGGCACGGAATCTACTGAGCCAGCAGCGAAGCCCGTCCCAATCCCATAGTTACTCTGCGAGCTGGAGTGCTGAAGCAGCTTGCCCGCTGCGTCAAAGTGCAGTTGCACCACGCTGGATGAGGAATCGGCGCCGCCGACAAACGCGCCCACAAACGGGATATAGCTTGCAGGCCTGGCCTTGGCCTCAACGTATGAGTACATCAGCATGCTCGTGCCATCGGCATTGCGCATCTGTGTAGTGGGCTGCCCAAGGCTCGCAATAACTTCCTGCTTGGTGGTCTGTCCCGGCACGAAAGCCGAGATCTGCTCGTCTTTAACTCGCACCCCGCTGGACACACACCCAGCCAGTGCAGCGGTCACGAACAAAGCGGCCAACAGTCTCATCCTCCAATCGCCCCGCCGTAGAGCGGGGTTTTTTTCGCCTCTCGCAAATATCAAGCAAAGTTTTGCTTGACCCGAATAGCAAAGTTTTGCTATTGTTCATCCCATGCACTCACCCACCGCTTAGGCCAAGGCCAGCAAGGGATAGCGCAGACGCTCTTTAACAACCCGCTAGCCGATGTTGCTCACCCCACCTGTGGGGTGTTCGTCCGGCTCAATCGCACCTACGGGCATGGCCGTAGCTCTGCGCGGCATCCCTGCCGTATCCAGTCCGCCAAGCGCGGTACACGGTGAAACGGGTGAGGCGTAGACGGCCAAAAACGGAAACGGTCACGCCGATTGGAATCTCGGCACCGCCTGCCCTGAGCGCATCAGGGCGACGACATTCCGGGCCAACCGGAGTACGCCGTGCAAGTCGGCAGCCCGCGCCAAGCCATCGTGGTTTCTTGGCTGGCGCGGATTCATCTGCCTGCGCTTTCCAAAGAGAGCGCATACCGATGATTGGCCCCATACAGGGGCTTAGGAGAGAACGGTGGCATACAAGGCCGTGACCGTCGAGATCAGTCTCGACGAATTTGACGACGAAGAAATCATCGGCGAGGCCGAAATTCGCGGACTTATCGGGGACACGCTCGGCGCACGTCTTGGAGCACAGCGCCAGGAAATGCTCCGCGCCCTCTGGAATCACGACGACGCGAAAGCAGTCGAGCTTCTGAAAACATACCTGTGTGACTGCCTTGGCCGCGCAACTATCTAGCCCGGCTCATCCCTCGCCTGCAGGGCAATCGGCAATAGATAAGGAGCAGCCATGACCAAGATCAACGACGGCGGCCCGGCGTTTCCTCGTGACGAACGCTACCTGGGGCACAACCGTGGCGATCTACGCCAGCGCATCGAGCGCAGGCTGATCGACCTGGCTAAGGATGCCGCTTGATCAGAAAAACGCCTTCAGGATCAGCGACGCCACGCCTGCCATCAGCAGACCAAGCATCCAACGAACCAACTTAAACTCGCCGTCATGCTCGGTTAACTTCATCTCGATACGGTTCATGTCCATCTTCGTGGCTAGGGACGTATTCAACACATCAGAAAGCATTTCTTGCTGTGCTCGCGCGAACGCCTCCGCTTGCGCCTCCGACAAACCAGCGGCCTCAAGAGTCTTGATAAATTTGTGAGTATCAAATGTAACAATGCTCATGGTCACTCCTTTGCCCCGATTGTAGCCATGTAGCAGCGGGGCGCAATGACTATGAGAATAGTCCGATTACAATAGCCAACGCTGACACGCGAACTGCGCCAGGGATATCTTGATCCCGTCCCGAGAGGGATGGAGCGTAAGAACTCCCGAAAGTAGCGGTATCCGCACCCGTCAGCAGCGGTATTTTTGCGCCCGGACATTGAGCTATGGCCGGGAGGGCGACGGATACAACACCCGAAAGGGAAAGAAGTCCGCTCGACTGCTTTCGAGTTCTTAACCTCCCGGCCACCTTGCTGGATGTGCGTAAGAACACTTCGGCAGGGTCTGTAAGACTCAAGCAGGAGTGTTCATCATGTCGCAATCCGCCCTGGCTTTTCAGCCTGATTCCACCGCATTCAACTTTGAATCCCATGTTGTACGGGTCGTCGTCATCAATGGCGAACCATGGTTCATTGCTGCCGATCTGTGCAAAGCGCTGAAGCTCAGCAATCCGAGTGAGTCGTTAAAAGCGCTGGATGACGATGAAAAAATGACCCTAAGTTCAACTGAGGGTCATTCCGGTAAACGGGGTGGTGCTCAATTCCAATCTGTAATCAGTGAATCCGGCATGTACACCCTGGTGCTGCGGTGCCGGGATGCTGTCAAGCCAGGGACACTACCTCACAGATTCCGCAAGTGGGTCACGGCCGAGGTCCTACCCACCATCCGCAAGACGGGCAGCTACGGCACGCCGCGCATCGACCCCGCCGAGCTGCTGCTCTCTGGCCAGTCAGACCTCACTATCGATCTGCCCGACAATGTCCAGGCAGCCCTGAACGCCCGTGCTGGCGTCCTAGCCGGCGAAGCCTTCACGCTTATTCGTGAGCACCTGCGCCGCCGTATCGCCTACCGCGCCGTCAGTGGACGCCCCAGCTCGGTCAATGAGCCCAAAGCCCTACGCGTCATCGCTGAAGGCGACCTCGGCGAAGCCCTCGCCCACGGCCTGATCCTCAAGGTCCAGCATCTGCTTAGCCACGCCGACTACTGCATCACGCTAAGCAATCAATTCTTCGCCGGCCTGCAAGACACCCTGCGCGACCTCGGCTGCACGCGCAGCCACTAACCCTTCCCTACTCCACAGCCCCCCGCGCCACCCACGACGCGGGTCGGACTCCCTTTGCCTGGAGAAATCATGCTGCATTACCCCGAGCTAACTGACCAGCAGATTATCGACGCACTGTATGAGCTATTTGCTGGAGAGGCCGACATCGCTTTCGGTCAAGACCGTGAGTGGTGGGCGGATGCCATTATCGACGGAGGCCATGACGCGCTGTGCCGGATCGCATTAACGGCTCTCAGCACAACGCCGGTACCAGAATACGTAATCCAAACACAACGCGAACTGCGCGCCGATCTTATCGGCATCGCACGGCTCCTCATGGGCAAGGCCCACGCCGAGGGCCGGGAGATACATGCATGATCCGCCGCGCTCTCGCCTACCTGCACGCCAAGCGCCTGGACCTCGACCTGGCCGGATACGCCGCCATGGTCGCCGCGCTGGCGATGGCCACTGGGCTGATCGGCCCGACCCTCGACGCCCACCAATCCACCCTCACCGCCTGCGAAGGCTGCGGCAAGACCGCGTATGCGGCTAAGGATTGAGACATGGATGCCATCACCGAAGCCGCGCGCCTGATTGATGCCCCGTGCGTGATCAAAGGCCAGCCCATCGAGCAGTACCACGGCGGCCCAGGCATCAGCAAAACGGGCCTTGATCGCATCAATGTCTCGCCGGCCAATTTCTATGACCTAACCATGAACCCGGCGCGGCCGCCTGAGCCGCAGCGTAAGGGCCAACTGGAGGGCCAGCTTGCACACTGCGCGATTCTGGAGCCTGAAGAGTTTGCCACGCGGTATGCAGTCGGCCCCGATGTGATCCGTTCGACCAAGGAATGGAAAGCCTTCGAGGCGGCGCTACCCGCTGGCGTCATCGGCATCAAGCCAGACCAGAGAGAGACGGCAATGCGGCAGGCCGAAGCCGTGCGCCGCCTGCCGGACGTGGCCGAGGCGCTGGCCGCTGGCGTGGCCGAATCATCCGCCTACTGGATTGATCAAGAAACCGGCGTCCTGTGTCGGTGCCGCCCTGACTGGTGCCACCCGGCGGGCGAGTCCGGCGTGATCTTGCTGGACGTGAAAACCTTCAGCGATGCAAGCCCGCATGAGTTTTCGCGCCAGATCGCCCGCAAGCGGTACCACGTCCAAGACGCCTTTTACACGGACGGCTACGCGGCCGCCAGCGGTAAAAGCGTGCTGGCCTTCATCTTTGTTGCCGTCCAGGACGCCTGGCCGTTCGCCGCCAGCGCCGTGATGCTCGATCCGCGAAGCCAGGACCAGGGGCGCCGCGACTATCGCCGCAATCTCAGCACCTATGCCGACTGCCTGACCTCGGGCAACTGGCCCGGTTTCGGCCAGGGCATCCACCTCGCATCCCTGCCCAACTGGGCATTCAACGACGAATGACAGGACCAACCATGTCGCAAACAACCTCCCTCGCTGACCTCAAGAAAACATCCAAGATGGTCGCCTCGCAGGCCGGCATCGGCCAGGTAAAGGCATTTTTTGATTCCCAAAAGTCCACGCTGGCCGCCGTGCTGCCGCGCCACGTCAGCGCCGACCGCATGCTGAAGATCGCACTGGGCGCGCTGCGCACCACGCCGAAGCTGATGGGTTGCACGGTCGAATCCTTGATGGGCGCGGTTGTGCAGTGCTCGCAGCTTGGTCTGGAGCCGAACACCCCCCTTGGCCATGCCTACTTGATCCCCTTCGAGAAGCGCCGCAAGCAAGGGAATGATTGGGTGACAGACAAGATCGAGGTTCAGATTGTCCTGGGCTACAAGGGACTGATCGACCTCGCCCGCCGATCCGGCCAGATCGTGAGCATCGCCGCCCATGCCGTGCACGAGAACGATCATTTTGAATATGCCTACGGCCTGGATGAAAAGCTGGAGCACAAGCCGGCCATGGGCGAACGCGGCGCCATCATCGCTTTCTATGCAGTCGCCAAGCTGGTCGGTGGCGGCCACGCCTTCGAGGTGATGAGCGAGCAGCAGATCATCGAGATTCGCAACGCCTCGCAAGGCTGGCAGCAGGCCGTACGGGCCAAAAAGACCGACGCTAGCCCCTGGGGTGCGCACTTTGCAGAGATGGGCCGCAAGACCGTACTGCGCCGCCTCTTTAAATATCTGCCCGTGAGCATTGAGCTGGCCAACGCCGCCGCACTGGACGAGCTGAACGCTCGCGGCGAATCGCAAGCACTGGACAACGTTCTGGAAGGCGAATACATCACGCCCGCACCGGGCGATGACGACGCCGCGCCGGCGGCGATCACCTACGACCCCTCCCCCCTGTTCCAGCAGATCGCAGACGCGGCGAACCTCGACGCGCTCGACCTGGTTGGCGACAGCTTGCGCGACGTGCCTGACGAGCATTACGACGCGCTGCAACGCGCCTACCAGAACCGCCGCGCCGAGCTGACCCCGGCGGACTGATCCCCCAGGGCGGCGCCACAACCAACGGAGGCCATCTACTGGCGCTGCCCTCCCCCTCTTCCCACCTGGAGTCCCGATATGCCTGGATTTGTCGTCTTAGGTGTCCGCCCTGGGCGGATAGATCAACTCATATCAACCCAAGTGAGCGCCCAGGAGCGCCGCCTGAAGCGCCGCACAACCCCCGAAGCCCATGCGCTGCGTATCGAGAAAGCGCGGGCACGCGCGCTTGCTGCCCCCCCCCAAGTTGAACTAAGCGCCGAATACAGCGCGCCGCAATTCGCGATTGATTGGGCACGGCTCGCTGCCCGGCAAGGGTATTCATTTTTGCAAGTTGCCTACAAAGACACCGACCTGCTGACAGGCCGAACCGTTTACCAACTCACCGAACAACAGCCGTAGAGGTCTGCATTATGTGGTTCAAAAACCTAAAGGTTTACCGCCTTTCGGGCGCTTGGTCGTGCCTGGGCGAAACGCTCGAAGCTGCGCTGGCCAAGCATGCCTACCAGCCCGGCAACAACCTCGAAATGCAGCGCCTGGGCTGGGTATCGCCCCGCGAGAACGGCCAACTGGCACATGTCGTCAACGGCCAAATCCTGCTGGTCTTGCGCTCTGAAAAGAAGCTGCTGCCGTCCACCGTCGTGAGTCAAGTGGCCCGCGCCCGCGCTCAGGAAATCGAAGAGCAGCAGGGCTACAAGCCCGGCCGCAAGCAGATGAAGGAAATCAAGGAGCGCGTCACCGAAGAACTGCTACCCCGCGCCCTGTCCGTCTACCGCGATACGCGGGTGTGGATCGACACACAACACCGCTGGCTGGTGATCGACGCGGCATCCAGCGCCCGCGCAGATGAGGTAATAGGCCTGCTGGTTAAGACCGTTGATCCGCTGCCGCTGGAAAATCTCTACGTGGCGCAATCGCCCGCCGCAGCCATGACCGGCTGGCTGGCAGAGGACGAAGCCCCGGCCAACTTCACCATCGACCAGGACACCGAGCTGCGCGCCTCTGGCGAAAGCCGCGCCGCCGTGCGCTACGTCAAGCACAGCATCGACACCGACGACGCCCGCAAGCACATCCAGTCAGGCAAGCAATGCACCCGCCTGGCCATGACCTGGGCTGATCGCGTGTCTTTCGTGCTGACCGAATCCCTGAATATCAAGCGCGTGACGCCGCTGGACGTGCTCAAGGAGCGGCCCGACGACCTAAGCACCAATGCCGACGAGCGTTTTGACTCTGACTTCGCCCTTATGACCGGCGAGCTGGCAAGGCTGCTGGCCGATCTGATCGACGCCCTTGGTGGCGAGAAGGAAAGCACATGACCAATCAAGCTATCCCTCACGGCTGGCGTCTGGTACCGGCCGAAATGACCCTCGATATGTCCATCGCCTTTGCTGAGGCGTGGTACAGCAAGCGCCGGGTAATCGACGATCACGAAATGCAAGACGCCTACGCGGCCATGCTGGCGGCAGCGCCCGGCCAACCTGCAAGTGATACTTACCAGTTGCCCTCGCCTGCTGTGAGCGCGGAGCCGGTGGGACGCAACAACAGCAAGCACCCGATACCTGATGATCTGCGCAGACGGTTCAGCCAGCTGGAAGACACCGCCAGCGATACCGGCGCAATGAAAATGTTCACTGATATGCGCACGACGGTTCAGGCGTACTTCGCCGCTACCCCTGCCGCAGACGAGCGCGCCAATGTGGGCAAAGTGCTGCCCGAATGGGAGCAAGTTTCTGCCAAGTTGGAGTGCGGCGAAACACTTACCCCCCTGGAAGTGTTCGTCCACTACAACGAACCGGCTGGCGACGATGCCGACGCTTGGCGCGATCAGTTGTCCGCCGCCCTGGCAAGCGCCCCTGTGGTTAACCCCACGCTGCCGCTCGAGCGGGCACTGCACGGATTGATAAGCAAGATTTGCCCTGGACTTGATACCGGAGAAATCCTGCAAGACGCACGGTGGGCCTCTGCCGCGTTGAGCGACATCATGGCAAACACCCCTGCCGCAGATGCGCGGGATGCGTTGATTTCCAGCATCCAATCGGCTGTCAACGAGATGAAGTTCGATAACTTCAATGCAACCAAACGGCAGATGGAATTCATTAAGGCTGGCGCTCGCCGGGTTATCGCTGAAGTAAACGCCGCCATTGCCGCCCAGCAGGGCAAAGGGGGTGAGTGATGGGCAAGGACTTCATCCCCAGGCCAGCCTGCACCGTGGCCAGCGGCGATTGTCTCTACGCTGGCCGATGCCTGCTGCAATGCACTACGCGCCTGACAGCCGCCGCCGCAAACGAAAAGCTGACGGAAGCCCTGGCCCTACTGAGCAAGCTGCGAGAGTACACGATCAGTTTCCGCAGCGTGACGCTGTACGTTGACGGGTCTGAGATAGACGCGGCCGTTCGCAAGGCCGGGCAATTGCTCAATGCCTCGCGCCGGTCTGCCGCCCCATCCATCCAGGGCGAAGGGAGGTAGGGGATGTGGCCAGGAATTAACCCCTTACCGATGCGATCAATCAGGTTTGTCACAGGCGGAGCAATCTCCACGAGCATCGAAGCCCACGGCATAGACGGCTACTTTCTCGCAGGCAGGTACTGGAGCCGAGACGGCGCAGACCACTGGGAGACCCACGAAATAAAAGCATGGAGGTATCAAGCATGACCCCCAACACCAAACAGACCGTACTTGAGCCGTGCCCATTCTGCGGGTGTGCCTCTGCATATTTTGAGCGCATTGGAACACCGTTCCAATCCTGCGTTGTGGAGTGTGGCGACTGCGGAGCCAGGCTAGAAGCGAACGAGGAAGGCCAGGATTGCGGCAATGCCTGGAATAGCCGCGCAGAGCCTGCATCTCACCCCTGGCCATCCAAACCGACGCCCGCCATGATTGATGCAATGCGAGTCGGCAGCCGCAAGGACTACCCAAGCGATGAGCTTTGCCGCGTGCGGTATGCGGCCCTGCGTAGCGCGGCACTTACAGTCACCGCCACAGGCAAAACCGGAATTCCGGTATCGGAGAAAAATCAAGCACTTAGCTCAGACGAGCGCGCGGCTGTGCGTAATGCGGCGCTGGATGAGGCGGCGGCGGTGGCCAAGCGAATTAGCGACAAGTACGCATACGGCTATTACGGCCAACCAGCGGACGCCGCCGACGAAATCGAGAGGGAAATCCGCGCCCTCAAGTCTGTAGTGCCGCCCACCCAGCAGCCCGCACCCACCGGCATCGTCGCGGACGAGCACTGCTGATCATGATCGATGACGCTATCCAGCGAATGCTGGACACCACACGTGATGCATGGAGGCCCGCCTAGCACGGGCTTCGTTTTGGAGGCGATATGGCTGAGTTCCTTACTCAGGACGATCTGCGCGAGCTAACTGGCTACTCAAGAGCCAAAGAGCAGCGCCAAATGCTTGATAAAGAGGGCATTCCGTACAAAGCACTGGGCGGCAGAACGATTGTTCTGGCCAGCCACATCTCAGCCTGGATTGAAGGCCGCTCGGTTACCAGGCACTCTGCCCCGGACATGTCGATGATTACATGACAAACAAGTACCCAAACCTTCGCTCGCACACTCGCCGCCGCAAAGGTGGCAAGGTTGTCACTTACTACTTTTTTGATCGCCGGGCCGCCGGGGAAAAAGATATTCCGCTCGGCACTGACTACGATTCAGCCCTGGAAAAATGGGCTGAAATCTCAAAGGGTGGCCCGAGAATTGCAGGCACGCTAGAGCAAGCGTTTCAGGCGTGGGAGGCCGACAAGGTGACGGGTCTTGGCAGCTACACCAACGCCGACACCCTGCGCGACTACACGCGCGCACTGCGCAAGCTACGACCGGTGTTTGGAACAGCAACATGGGAGGCAGTGGAATTTACACATCTCACCATTTACCTGCGCAAACGGACTGCAAAAACCCGTGCAAATCGAGAGATTGCTACCTTGCAAGTGATCTGGAATTGGGCACGGAAAGAGGGGATGCACAACGTAAATTGGCCCGCCGCAGGCATGGAGAAGTCGCGGTGGCGCAACAAAGAAAAAGCCCGGGACTTCGAGGTAAGCGACGAGCTATTCGAGGCCATCTACTATGCAGGCGACGACCTGCTTCGGGATTGTATGGATGTGGCCAGCGCAACGGGCATGCGGATCAAAGACACCATCAACGTCATGATGCCAGAGGGAGATATTCTGCGCCTGCAGTCCAGCAAGACCGGAAAAAAAGCCGATTTTGATGTGTCGCTATCAGCAGTCCTGCCTGACCTTATACGCCGCCGCCGTAAGGTCAAAGCCACGCACTCCATGTTACTGACGACGCCAACTGGCAGAGTCGTGACATACGCAATGCTGCGCGCACGCTGGGAATTCGCAAGGGAATATGCCGCCATCAACGCCGAAGCCGCCGGCGAGCAAAGCCTTGCTGATGATCTCCGAGCGATGTTCTTGCGGGACATGCGCAGGTACGCAAGCAACATCGCCGCGACAGATGAGGAGGCAAGCCAACTGCTACAGCACAGCAGCGTTTCCCTGACCCGAAAACACTACCGAACCAAGGCAACCCAGCTCAAAGCGGTACGTTAAATCCGTTCCGCTTTTGGACGTGCTCCCTAGTACGCTTAGGGGCAAAAAATGCGGAACCAATCGCCCGGAAACCCGCGTATTTACTGGTTTCTTTGGTGGGACTCAAAATCCCCCGCCGCAAGGCGTGCCGGTTCGATTCCGGCCCCGGGCACCATCTCCAAATCTTCCGCTAATTCAAGCCATTAGAAGATTTCGCAGTACAAGCCCCGCACCGGGGGATTTTCCTAAAATTGTGGTCAGGTACAGTTTCGGTACAGTGATGCGGCGCTAGCCCCATACGGAGTACTCATGGCTACGATCGTTAAGACTTCCTCGGGCACTTGGAAAGCTCTCATTCGCAAGACAGGCTGGCCGGCCACGGCCAAGACGTTCCGCACCAAGCGGGACACCGAAGACTGGGCGCGTCGTACCGAAGACGAAATGGTACGCGGCGTGTACATCCAGCGCGCACCGGCCGAGCGCATGACCGTCGAAGCGACGTTGACCCGCTACCTCAAGGAAGTCACGCCCACCAAGCGGGAATCGACCCAAGCCGGCGAGCACAAGAAGGCGCAGGTCATCATCCGGCATCTTGGCAAGTACTCGCTGGCAGCCCTGAACGCCGAGATCGTGGCGCAGTTCCGTGAACATGCGACTGGCCGGCGACCCGGACAAGAATGGCAAGCTACGGCCTCGCAGTAACAACACGGTACGCTTGGAACTGGCCCTGTTGGGCCACCTGTTCACCGGCGCGATCAAGGAATGGGGCATCGGCCTGCCCTTCAATCCCGTATCCAACATTCGCCGCCCGGCCCCCGGCTCGGGCCGCAACCGGCGATTGACTCCTGAAGAGCAGAACCGCCTGCTGCAAGCCGTCGATAAACATTCGAACCCGATGTTCGGCTGGATCGTCCGTATTGCCGTCCAGACCGGCATGCGGCTGTCAGAGATTGCGACGCTGCGTATTCGGCAAGTGGACATTGAGCGGCGCGTCGTCCGGCTGGAGCACACCAAGAACTCTTCGCCTCGTATCGTCCCGCTGACTGCCGAGGCAACGCGCGTGTTCACCGAGGCGCTGGCCAACCCCTTGCGACCTGCCGAAACCGAACTGGTGTTCTTCGGCGAACCCGGCCGGGATGGCATACGACGCCCCTACCTGTTCGACAAAGCATGGACCGATGCCAAGCGAGCAGCGGGCCTTGAAGACTTCCGCTTTCACGACCTGCGACACGAGGCTGTCAGCCGGTTCGTGGAAGCCTGCTTGAGCGATCAGGAGGTGTCAGCCATCAGCGGCCACAAGTCGATGCAGATGCTCAAGCGCTATACGCACCTGCGGGCCGAAGACCTGGTGCAGAAGCTGGACCGCCTCGCGCGTCGCGCGCCGCCCACTTCTAAACAACGGAGTGAGGCCGACTCCCAAACAGAGAACAACGCATAATCGCTCCATCGCGTTGCCATAATGAATAACCGATTGTCTTAACCTACGGACGAAGCTAGTTTTGCATACCGCTATCAAGATCGTCGCCATCAGCAGCCTTGCCCTTACCCTTGCCGCGTGCGGCAGCGCCAAAGACGCCAACAAGAGCAACTTCAGCAAAGCCATACAGGCATACCTGGACACTCAGAAAGGCCTGTGCGCTGCGATTCCTGCAAAGGGCTTGCCGTTCACCCTGGCGAATCAAGACATGCTGGGCGGTCAGAGCAAGAAGCGCGCCGACGCGCTGGTCGATGCCGGGCTGCTGACGAAGCGAGACACCGAAGTCAAAGCCATGTTTGGCAACAAGATGGAGCCGGCCACCGAGTACCAAATCACTGACACCGGCAAGAAATTCCTCGTCGCCAATGGTGCCAATACGATGGCTGGACAAGATGCCTTCTGCACCGGCAAGTACACCGTTGTGGAAGTAAGCAACTTCACTGAACCCAGCGACATGATGGGCGTAAAGCTGTCGCAGGTGAACTACCGCTACAAAGTAGAGGGTGCAGATGATTGGGCCAAATCGGAAAGCATGCGTGCCAACTACAAGAATTTTGCGGAACAGACTCAGGGAGATATCCAGGGTAAGGCGGCTGTCATCCTGACCAACGATGGATGGATGCACGAGCGCCTGTTCAAGCGCGGATAACAACCCAGCTCCAAAACGAAAGGCCTTTCATTAATGAGTGAAGGGCCTTTTCTTTGGCTCTACGCCGATCTGCGGGGTGGTTGGGAGGTCGAAGAACCACCCTCAGTGGGCCTTCATCTGTCGAGCGTAGCGAAGGCAGCTTACTGAGCAAAGCCGACACTCAGGGTGTTTGCTGATGGCGAACTCCTCGGCCTTTCAGACGTACAACCAATACCAAGTGAGCGTCTGGAATCTACTGATCAGCAGTCCTTGAAGTCCGCTTGGCGACGAAGGTCTGCTTCCGTCCATCTGCAGTTTGGGACGGTATCCACCCGCTAACCATACTTATAGCTTTTCGTGGACACGTTGGAATGCGATACTTCGGCGTGTTATCGAAATCCCATCCCTTTGCTGGCTCAGCCCTGCTTTAAGGCAGAAAATTTCATTCAACCAACCTGATCAAATAACTAAAAGTACTCGCCGTGAACAAGCAACAGCTCGCAGCCAAGATCTGGGAATCAGCCAACCAGATGCGATCCAAGATAGAAGCAAACGAATACAAGGACTACATCCTTGGCTTCATCTTCTACAAGTACCTCTCCGACAGGCTGGTGGCCTTCGCCTCCGCCGAGGACTTCACGGACGAAGACTTCAGTGCGGTGACTGAAGAGGACACGGAAACCGTTGAGCACTTCAAGTCCAACCTGGGCTACTTCATCGCCCACAAGCACCTGTTTTCGACTTGGCTGGATCAAACCAGCGACTTCACTGTCGGCGATGTGCGCGAAGCCCTGTCGGCGTTCAGCCGCCTAATCCACCCGAACCACAAGCGCCTGTTCGAGGGCATTTTCAAGACGCTGGAAACCGGCCTGAGCAAGCTGGGCGACACCGCTGCGAAGCAGACCAAGGCAATCGGCGACCTGCTCCAGCTGATCAAAGATATCCCCATGGATGGCAAGCAGGGCTACGACGTGCTCGGCTTCATCTACGAGTACCTCATTGGCATGTTCGCCGCCAGCGCGGGCAAGAAGGCAGGCGAGTTCTACACCCCGCACGAGGTGTCTGTGCTGATGTCCGAGGTCATCGCGCACCACCTGAAAGACCGCGAGACCATCCAGATCTACGACTCCACCAGCGGCTCGGGCTCGCTGCTGCTCAACATCGGCCAGGCCATCGCCAAGCACATGGGCGACAAAGACAGCATCAAGTACTACGCCCAAGAGTTGAAGGAGAACACCTACAACCTCACGCGCATGAACCTGGTCATGCGCGGCATCCTGCCGGGCAACATCGTCACCCGCAACGCCGACACGCTGGAAGACGACTGGCCGTATTTTGATGAGCAAGACCCGGTCAACAGCTACAACCCGCTGTACCTGGATGCGGTGGTGTCGAATCCGCCTTACTCCCAGAAGTGGGACCCGCTGCATAAGGACGCTGACCCGCGCTACGCCCGCTTTGGCTTGGCCCCCAAGTCCAAGGCCGACTACGCTTTCCTGCTGCATGACCTGTACCACCTGAAGCCCAACGGCATCATGGCCATCGTCCTGCCGCACGGCGTGCTGTTTCGCGGCGGTGAAGAAGGTGTCATCCGCAAGCAGTTGATCGAGAACGACCACCTCGAAACCATCATCGGCTTGCCGTCCAACATCTTCTTCGGCACCGGCATCCCGACCGTCATCCTTGTGCTCAGGCAAAAGCGCGAGAGCAGCGATGTGCTGTTCGTGGACGCCTCCAAGGGTTTTGCAAAAGAGGGCAAGAACAACAAGCTCCGCGCATGCGACATTAAGAAGATCACCGATGTGGTGATCGCCCGCGCCACCGTGCCCGGCTTCAGCCGCCTCGTGCCCAAGACCGAGCTGCAAGGCGAGGCCAACGATTACAACCTCAACATTCCGCGGTACGTGGATTCGTCTGAGCCGCCCGAGAGTTGGGACCTGTATACCTCTATGTTCGGCGGCATCCCGCTGAGCGAGTTGGACGCGCTGTCTGACTTCTGGAAGGCCTTCCCCAACCTGCGGACCGCATTGTTCGCCGTGGATGGTACCCCGTACGCCCAGCCGAAAGCGGATGACCTAGCTGAGGCCGTGCGCCAGCATCCTGAAGTGAAGCAGTTCAGCCAATCGTTCACCCGTGCGTTCGACGGCTTCAAACCATGGCTACATACCGAGCTGATCGGCAAGATGCTCACGCTGCAGGTCCCTCGCCAGGAAGCGCTGATCTGCGAAGAACTGTTTGCTCGCTTGGCCAAAGTCGGCACGGTGCCCCTCATCGACAAGTACCGGGCCTATCAGGTCCTTGATGACCACTGGCAGCCCATTGCTGTGGATCTGGAAGTTCTTCAGACCGAGGGCTTCGGCGCCGCGCGTGTGGTCGATCCGAACTTTGTCGTCAAGAAGAAAGACGGCAAGGAGGTGGAGGTGCAGGAGGGCTGGAAAGGTCGCATCTTGCCGTTTGAACTGGTTCAAAAGACCCACTTTTCGGCAGAGTTGCTAACACTGCATCAATCCGGGTCGAGGCTGGATGAAATCAGCGCAACTCTGGCTGAAATCATTGAGAGCTTGTCGGAGGCTGATGGGGAATACTCGGTACTTAACAGTTCCAACGACAAGTTCGCTCTCGCCGAAGTCAAGAATGAACTCAAGGATCAGTTGGGTGACATAGTCACGGATGAGATTAAGACTTTGCAGGCGTATCTTGGCCTGGTTGCCACGAGCGCTTCCAAACAAGATAAGTTGGCATTTATCGCCAAGCATAACGAGGTCAACTGGGCTCAGATCCACACTAACAAAGACGGTACCTTCGGAAAATCCAAAGTTGAAGCTCGTATCGTCGAACTTCAAAGTGAAGTCGATTTTCCTGACGACACATTTGCCGCCAAATTGATTAAAGCGCTTGCGCTGCTCGATGAGGAGAAGGAACTCAAAGATCTGCAGAGAGAACGAGCAGCGGCACTGCATCAGAAGACCAAATCAACCATTGAGTCATTAACTGATAGGCAAGTGCATGAACTGCTGGCCAGCAAGTGGATTGCACCGATGGTGGATGAACTGCACCGCCTGCCTGGCTTGGTCATGGATGGCTTGATCGGCAAACTGGAAACCTTGGTAGAGAAGTACCGGATCACCTATGCCGATAATGCCCGCGACATTCAGCAAGCAGAGGATGCCCTGGTGAGCATGCTGGGAGAGCTGGATGGCGGCGAGTTTGACCTCAAGGGCATTGAGGAGCTGAAGACCTTGTTGGCAGGAAACTGACATGGCAGATCAGATTGCAGGAAAGGTGCCGCGTATTCGGTTTAAGGCGTACAGCGAACCGTGGGCGGAAGAGAAGATTGGCGACGTCCTTGCCGAAAAGCGTCGCCCTATCGTGCTGGAGGACGATCAGCGCTACGAGCTCATCACGGTCAAGCGTCGCAACGAAGGCGTCGTTTCTCGCGGCCACCTGCTAGGGCGTGACATCCTCGTGAAGAACTACGCCCAGCTCAAGGCGGGTGACTTCGTCATTTCCAAACGTCAGGTGGTTCACGGGGCGACCGGCATCGTGCCACCTGCCTTGGATGGCGCCATCGTGTCGAATGAGTATCTTGTTGCGGTCGACAGCGAGAGGCTACGCACGGAATTTCTCACCATCGTCGCGAGCCTGCCCGCGATGCGCAGAAAGTTCGTCTTAAGCTCCTATGGCGTAGACATTGAGAAACTGTTTTTCGATGCTGCAGACTGGAAGAAACGGGATATTCCTATCCCGTGCACCAAAGAGCAAACCGACATTAGTGGCTATTTCCAAGCTTTAAAGCACATCATCGAATTTCATCAGCAAAAACATGGAAAAATTCAGGCGCTGAAGCAAGCACTGCTTCAGAAGATGTTTCCACGTTCAGGCGCTGCGACACCGGAACTACGCTTCAAGGGGTTCTCAGGCAATTGGGCCATTGAGCGTTTGGGTCAAGTCGGAAGGACGCAGTCAGGGATTGGTTTTCCCGATACCGAGCAAGGCGGCAAGGTAGGCACTCCATTCTTCAAAATTTCAGACATGAGCCTCGCCGGAAACGAAAATGAGATGCTTACTGCCAATAACTATGTTAATGATGCACAGTTGCAGCGGAATAGATGGGTGCCAATAGGAGATGTTCCTGCCGTAGTATTTGCCAAAGTAGGGGCTGCGCTTATGTTGAATCGTAAGAGAATGGTAAGGTCCCCCTTCCTCATAGACAACAATGCAATGGCATACATCTTTGATTCCACTTGGGATGAAGATTTTGGCAAGGCATTATTCGATACGATTTATCTGCCAAAGTACGCCCAGGTCGGCGCGCTTCCTTCGTACAACGGCTCCGACATTGAGGGCATAACCGTTCATAGACCAAAGGACAGGCTAGAGCAGAAGCAGATTGGAGGCTTCTTCAAGTTGCTGGATACCCTGATTTCGAAGCATGCGACTCAGCTCCATAAACTCAAGCAGGTTGAATCCGCTTGTAGGGAAGTAATGTTCGTATGATTTCTTGCTTGTCACCCATGACTAACTTCGCCAAAGAGTCCGAGTTCGAAGCTGCTGTCATCCACGAGCTTCGCCAGCGTGGCTGGGGGGAGTTGGAAGTCATCAAGTGCCCCAGCGAGGCGGACCTGCTGGCGAACTGGAAGAAGATCCTCTTCGAGAACAACCGTGGCAAGGACCGACTGAACGAAGTTCCGCTGACCGACAGCGAGATGCAGCAGGTCATGGAGCAGATCGTGGCTCTGCGCACGCCGCTGAAGCTGAACGGCTTCATCAACGGCAAGACGGTGGCCATCACGCGGGACAACCCGGCCGACACCCTGCACTTCGGCAAAGAGGTGAGCCTGAAGGTCTACGACCGGCACGAGATTGCCGCCGGGCAAAGCCGCTACCAGATCGCGCAGCAGCCGCGCTACGCCCGCGCCTCTGAGCTGCAGCATGACCGGCGGGGTGACCTGCTGCTGCTGATCAACGGCATGCCGGTGATCCACATTGAGCTGAAGAAGAGCGGTGTGCCGGTTAGCCAGGCTTACAACCAGATCCAGAAGTACGCACGCGAGAGCGTGTTCACCGGGCTGTTCTCGCTGGTTCAGATCTTTGTGGCGATGGAGCCTGAGGAGGCGCTGTACTTCGCCAACCCTGGGCCGGACGGCAAGTTCAACAAGGACTACGCCTTTCACTGGGCCGACTTCAACAACGAGCCGATCACTGGATGGAAGCGCTTCACACAAGAGCTGCTGTCCATCCCGATGGCGCACCAGCTGATCGGCTTCTACACCGTGGCCGACGAGGCCGACGGCGTGCTGAAGGTGATGCGCAGCTACCAGTACTACGCTGCGCACGCCATTTCCGATAAGGTAGCCAAGACCGACTGGAAGAACCCGAACCGCCTAGGGGGCTACATCTGGCACACCACAGGCTCGGGCAAGACAATGACGAGCTTCAAGTCGGCCCAGCTCATCGCCAACTCCAAGGACGCAGACAAAGTGGTGTTCCTGTTGGACCGGGTCGAACTGGGCACACAGACGCTGAAAGCCTACCGGGACTTTGCAGGTGACAGCAACCAGGTGCAGGCAACAGAGAACACCGGTGTGCTGGTCAAGACGCTGAAGAGCACAGCCCCCGCGGACACCTTGATCGTCACGTCCATCCAGAAGATGAGCCGGATCACGGACGATGCCGATGGGTTGAAGGCGCACGACTTGGAGAACATGCGGGGCAAGCGCATCGTGTTCATCGTGGACGAGTGCCACCGCTCCACGTTTGGCGACATGCTCGCCAAGATCAAGGCGAGCTTCTCGGGCGCGGTGTTCTTCGGATTCAGCGGCACGCCTATCCACAAGGAGAACGTTCGCAAAGACAACACCACGACGGATGTCTTTGGGGACGAACTGCACCGCTACAGCATTGCCGATGGTATCCGTGACAAGAACGTGCTGGGCTTCGACCCCTACCAAGTTCTGACCTACCGCGACCGTGACCTACGGCAAGCGGTGGCGCTGGACAGGGCCAAGGCTGCGACCGTGGCAGAAGCACTGGCAGACGCCGCGAAGAAGAAGGTCTTCAACCGCTATATGAATGACGTGCGGATGGCAGGCTACCGCGATGCGGCCGGCGAGTACCAGCGTGGCATTGAAGACTACCTGCCGAACACTCAGTACGAGCGCGACGAGCACCGCAATGCGGTCGTGGAAGACATTGCCGACAACTGGGAAGTTCTGAGCCAGGGTGGGAAATTCCACGCCATCTTTGCCACCAGCAGCATCACCGAGGCGATCACCTACTACCGCCTGATGAAGGCGCAGTGCCCTGCGCTGAGGATCACCGCGCTGTTCGATCCGCACATCAGCGACGAAGACGGCGGTAGTACCGATTCAGCCTTTAAGGCAGCTGGGCTGGAAGAGATCATCAAGGACTACAACGCCGCCTATGGGCAGAAGTTCGACATGGGAACCCATGCGAACTTCAAGAAGGACCTGGCCGCACGTCTGGCCCACAAGGTACCCTACATCCGGGTCGAGGCGGAGCAGGAGAAGCGGCTGGATCTGCTGATCGTGGTGAACCAGATGCTGACCGGCTTCGACTCGAAGTGGATCAACACGCTGTACTGCGACAAGCTGCTGGATTACGAGAACATCATCCAGGCGTTCTCACGCACCAACCGGCTGTTCGGGCCAGACAAGCCATTTGGCACGATCCGCTACTACCGCAAGCCGCACACGATGAAGCGCAACGTGGATGCAGCGGTGAAGCTGTACTCTGGCGACAAGCCCATCAGCCTCTTTGCCGACCAGCTGCCCCGGAACCTGGAGCGCTTGAACGACTGCTTCACCGAGATCAGCGCTATCTTCAGCGTGTCGGGCATCACCGACTTCGCCAAGTTGCCCGACGACTTGGCGGCGCGGGCGGTCTTCGCAAAACAGTTCAACCTGTTCAGCGCCATCCTGGAGGCAGCCAAGATTCAGGGCTTCACCTGGGATCAGTCGGTCTACGAGTTCGATACCGAGCCCAAGCAGTCGATTGTGGTGGTCATCACGAAGCTGCAGTACCTGACGCTGCTGCAGCGCTACAAGGAATTGGGGGCGGGCGGCGGCGGTGCCGGCGAGACCATCCCATTCGACATCGACAGCCACATCACCGAAATCGACACTGGCAAGATCGACGCCGACTACATGAACTCGCGCTTTGCCAAGTACCTCAAGGAGTTGCAGAGCGGAGATGAGCCATCCAAGGAGGTGACCTTGGCCGAACTGCATCGGTCGTTCACTTCGCTCTCGCAGGAGGACCAGAAGTTAGCCGAGATCTTCTTGCACGACATCCAGCGCGGCGATGTGCAGATCGATCCCGCTCGGACCTTCCGGGACTATCTGACGGATTACAAGACGGCCGCAAAAGATAAAGAAGTAGCGGCTATCGTTTCAGCTTTGGGGGTGCATGCAGCGAAGCTGATCGCTTTGATGAGCACTCATCTCACAGAAGCTAATCTCAATGAATACGGTCGGTTTGATGATCTTAGGGGCACAGTAGATCAAGAAAAAGCAAAGGCATATTTTGACGGTCTTGAGGGTGTTTCACTCCCAATTTTCAAGGTCAAAATCAAGGCTGCCAAGCTTCTGAGCGACTTTCTCCTACGGGGTGGTGTTGAAGGTAGTTAGTGGGTTCAGAACAAAAACCGAACAAAGATACAGGGCCTGAAATTTTCCCTCTGCCATTGACCTAAGCCCGTCGTTGAGCGGCAGGTAACCAATGTATTGCGGTCAGATTTCGCGCATTGACGCACAGCAGCTTTGGTCGATTTGTTCGCACAGGCCGTCTGGCGAGTTACGGAGCGGAGCAGCCGTTCGAATGTCTGCACTTCGGAGATGTTGAATTTCCGCTTCTGGCCGAACTCGGCCGTATGTCTTCCTGAGCGAATCATCCCCGCCTACGCCGCGACCGAGCGGCGCGCAAGATCATCAGGTCCTCGCGCTGGCTGCTACTGCGCAATCTCTAAAATGTCACGCGAGAAACAGACCAGCTTCGGCTCGAAGAGATCCTCTCGGCGAACCAGGCGCTGATGACATTCAGCATTCTCAAAGACGACCTCAAGGCTCTGTGGGACTACCGGCATCTGGGCTACGCCAAGAGGTTCTGGCAGGACTCGTACGAGCGCGCCATGAGCAGCGGGATCGAGCCGTTGTGCCAGTTCGCGCGTCGGCTGCGGACTTACCTGCCAGACATTTTGGCCCACGCGCGCTGGCCCCCGGGCACCAATCTCGTGGAAGGCATCAACAATCGGATCAAGGCAATCAAACCCAGGGCGTATGGCCTCCGCAATGACCACTATTTCTTCCTCAAGATTCGAGCCACCTTCCCCGGAAATCGGCGATGAACCTTTTCTTTTGCCCTATCAGATCACTTCTCTGATCTGCTTGTATGTTGGGGCTTTAAAGGCTGCACCATGTATTTCAGAAGTGGCGGAATGAAATTAGCGCGGCTACGACTTAAGCGTATGCAAGTCCAGCAACGTGAACATCCCTGCATCCTGCCATCCACCTGTATCGATGTAGTAAACGTTGCCAAGCTGCGCAGGCTTGCGTAGCGTCATATGTCCATGGACCACCGCACGTACATTGCGGACAGGCTGGGAATACTGCATTCGATAACGATCTATGGACCATAGGCAGGCATCTTCGTCCTCCGGACTGAAAGTAGCACCGTGAATAGCCTGCCAATCGTCATAGGGGAAATCGGCGTGAACCATACCGACCACGCCACTTGGCGTTTCCACCTCGATAGCCAGCGGCAAGGCACGCAAGCAGGCCGCAATGCGTTCACGAACACCAGCAACGCAAGCATCCAACCATCCACCGTCGTGGGCGCGATGATCAACGTCCGGAATCGGATTGCCCCTCGCCCGTCGCCACGTCATCAGGTCGTGATTCCCACAGATCGCGTGAAACCACGGGCGCTTCAACCATTTCAGAACATCGGCTGACTCAGGGCCTCGATCCACAAGGTCCCCTACGGAAAACAATCGGTCCTTTTCCGGCGAAAACTTTACGGCAGCCAGCGCGGCCTCAAGCCGACCAAAATGACCATGGATGTCACCCACCGCAAAATCACGACCGTTGGCATTCAATTGAAAGCGCCGGACTCGCACATTACCGGAGGTCATTCCAATATTCCATATAGCTCCCTAACGACTTGTCCTGCATACCGGTCATGATACTTGGCTCTCCACGGTAGCGCGACACGCAATCCGCTGATCCTAGTGCTATCACTTCGAATGCGAGCCTACAGCGTGAGCATGCTCACATCGTTGGTAATTTTCCACAGAATTTTTCCCTGTCCACCGACGCTTCAGACGCCGAAATCAGAGCACATCTCTGACCGCGCCTAAGCCCATGATTTCTAGATTTATCTTGCTTGTTCGCTTCATCGCAAGAAAACCAATGCGCCATATCTTGGCATTTGGCGATGCCTAATCTTGGTTTTCATAGACACCCTATTTTGGTCTTTAAAATCAAACACTTAAGTTTGACAACTATGCCTTCACGGTAAAGACTGGCATTACCTACGGTGAACTTGTGAGGCATATGAATGACTACTGGAGAATATTTGTTGGGACGGTTTGGGCCGTTGATGAGCATCGTTGACGTCGCCACCTTGCTAGGCCGATCTCCCGATGGCGTCCGCGTGGCGCTTTATACCGATACCGATTTTTCGCGCAAGCTGAAACCAGCCATGCTGCGGGTCGGCCGCCGTGTTTATTTTCGGACGTTGCAGGTCACGGAAGCCCTGAATCTGGAACAGCCGGCAGACGATGAAATCACGCTCGCAGAGGCCGCTACGCGAGGGCCTCGCGCATGAGTCGACAAAGAACCATCAACGACCAGATATGGCGCTCAAATCGCCTGTCAGGCTGCACGGTCGAAGACCGCTATGCGCTGTTCTACTTCCTGACCTCGCCATTCAGCAATGTCATCGGCGCCTATGAAATCGTCATTCGCGTTGCAGCCTCAGAAATGGGCTGGGACCCTGATTTACAACTAATGCCAGTGATGCGTCGTCTCATCGATGCTGGCATCTTGGATTTTGACCCGCAGGCGAATTACATCTGGATCAAAGATTGGTGGGACCACAACTCCGCCAAGATGGCAGTGGCAACGACCCTTAGGAAAAAGACACTCGAGCAAATAGCGGCACTGCCCCAAGGCTGGCGTGACGCTTACGTGAATGACTTTATCGATCGACTGCCTACTGAGGATCCGCTGCGCAATACGGTAGCCAAAGCCCTTGGATACGGTCCATATAGGCTATCGACACCCTATGCGGGACCCGACGACGGTCGGACGTCCATTCCGGCCGAACCAAAAGACATTCATAGAAATCAATCAATTAGCAACGGGCATACCCCAGCGACAGCCTATCTGGAGGCTATGGGCAGGGGGCCGGGTAACACTACTACTAACACTAACCCTATCTATAACCCTACTACTACAACGAGAACCGACGACGGTCTTCAGTACCCTACCGCGCTGGTCCCCGCTGAGAAACTGTCGATCCAAAACTTGCTTACCGACGTCCAATCAGTTGATGCGCAAGCATTGCTTGACGAGCTGGACGGAGCCATCAAGACGCCCGGAACTATCAGAAAGACAAAGGTCGCCTATTTCAAAGGAATCCTTGAACGCCACCGCACAGGGGGATTCGTGCCGTCTGCTGGCATCCCGATAGCAACCAGAAGGGAACGCCTGGCAGCGACCCAAGATATGTCGCGTGCTTCGGAATCAGCACCACTCAGCAAAGCTGAATCTCAAGCCCGGCTTCAAGAAATCAAAGCTCAACTGGAGCTGCATACGAGGATGCCGAAATGA